TCCTTACTTATCCACAGCCCTACCCCCCCACTTATCCACAGCCCTATCCCTTTATCCACAGACTTATCCACAGCCTGACCCCCCTGACCTTGACTCCCTGACCCCGAAAAAAAAGTGCTACGGGTAGTCCTACGGGTAACCCTATGCCCTATCACCTTGACCCTTGACCGTTATCCCTCTTGACCCTTGACCGTTATCCCTCTTGACCCTTGACTCCCCTTGTGTCCACCTGTCTCCCCCTGAGTCTCCTAGTCTCCGCCTGACTTCACCTGAGTCCTCTAGTGAACCCCCGTGTCCCCTAGTGTCCTAGTGACTCCCCTTGACCTTGACCCTTGACCTAGTAAAACTTTATGAACCCCAACCCTTGACCGCAAGAGAGAAAAGCAACGCCCTTTCCACCACCGTCAAGCATTGCGTACCCCTACCCTAGTAAGCCGTCAAAACGAAAAAAGTCTCTCCCCTACCCTGACCTGTCCTCGTTACCCTACTACCCCCTAGCGTGCTGTCTCTTAGTGTGTCCTGTCGCCAAGTGACACGGGTAGTCCTACGGGTAACTCTAGGGAGTAAGGGAGTGTGTGTGTCGGAGTATGACAGTAGGTGAGAGCGTGACAGTAGTTCAGTACCTCGTGTCTCTCTCATACCTGTCCCCGTATACCAAATAGCACCACCTACTCGTGAGAGTAAGGCAGTGCTACTTAGTAAAGTGTAGGAGTCACCTACTGACCACCACGACCATAGTGACTCAACTACACTTCTCACATAGCGTAGCATAACGCCTACGCTCGTACCCGAACGGTTATCCGAATACTTGTGAGACATAGGGAGAGAACCCTTGACCGTAGTCTGAGTGTGGTCTTGTGCCTGTCCGTAGTTTGGTGAGTTTCTCAATAGCGTTGGTGACATCACTCGCAAGGATAATCCCGTGTCGCTTGACAAACTCTAGACACTCTAGGTTCAGCGACTTATGAAAAGACTCTCCCCTACCCTCGCTTGACACGCCTGACACGCCACCATCAGTAACCCAAATAATCGGCTCACGACGCTTGCGATTATCAACCGCCCAACGAACGGCAGGGAGATCAACCGCATTAGCAGCACCACTCTCAAACGGAATATCCTCAACCATACGACCGTTCTTAGCGAGAACCCAAGCATTAGTAGGTAGTTCGCCGTTATCGTCACGGGTGAAACTAAGCACCGTATAGACAACAACAGTAGCACTAGGGCTATTGACTAGTATCTCTCGCACTTCGTCTTTGGTGATCTGAGTAGAACCCGAGCAGTCAATAAGTACGATACCGCCCTTGCCACGAATAGTGTGGTCAAACACTCGCCGTTGGGGGTCAGTCAAGTAGCGGTGAAGTCGGCGTGGACTTCTGCCCGTATTACTCGCAACACGCTTTCTACCCATAGAACCGTTCAGAACTACGGGCATAGGGCAAGTCTCTATGACAAGATCACACCAAGCAGGGATAGGAGTGTCAGCGATTTCCATACGCTTATACTCGTCAAGCACTTTCTTTTTATCGTCACGGGTAGTGTCACGGGTGTTGTCGGAGTCTTTACCCTTGTTGGTGTCTTTGCTTTCACCACCATCACCGTCACCGTCGCTATCACCGTCGTCGTCACCGTCGTTACTTTTGTCGTCGGGATTATTACCGCATAGGCGATCAACCCAGTTCGCTAGCATTTCGGTATAGATAAAACCGTAAGGAGTGAAGTCGTTATCGTCGTCAGTCGTACTAGCGAGACTTCGCTTACCACTTCGTCTATCGTGCTTTTTTAGTTCACGGGTGGCTCGCTTACCAATATCGGCAAGAACATCAGCCCACACTTTGTTATGTCGGCGTACGCCCGTAATGAACTGCCTATGGGCATTACTACCGACAGTTGCGATAGCAGTACGCACTGCTCCTTCCCAGTCCTCGTTAGCGACATAACGCTCGCCCGCTTCTTTCTCAGAACCGTCAGCGAGGGCTTTCATATCAAACCCTGCTTTCGTAGCGAGATAGTTCACTCGTGCTTCCTCGCAGGCGATCAGTGACTCGTAGGTAGCGTGTCCACGCTTTACCCACGGTGCGTAGTCTTGTGGTGACACTTTGATATGAACCATCTCGTGCGCTCGTATCGCCTGTGATAGTGGGTCACTGCCCTGTGGGGCGACAAGACGCTTCTGACTAATGACAGTATGGGGTAAGCCACGAGTAGGAGCGCAGTCCGATACTGACCACTCGCCTACGGAGATATCGTGCCTAGTGATTATTTCAGGCAGGGGGCGGTGAAGTGTCTTACTCATTTCAGAGCGTCTACTTTGATCGCTTCTAGAATAGAAGTTGCTCGCTCACCGAATACGATCTCGGCACTTTCTTCTATGGAGAGAGTGGAGCGCAGTTTGTCAAACGCATAGAACGCTCGCAAACTAATCCGTTGCTTACCAGCGTCAGACATACGCACTGCCATACCACGCAAGTCGTCAGACAGTTTCAGAAGTGCCTGTGGGTGTGGCTCACTGATACGAATACGAACGGGGAAACGGTCAGCAAGTGCTACGGGTAGTTCTGCCATATTCTCAATGTTTGTTGTCATTACGGCAGAGAAACCGCTACGGGGAGTGTAGATACGACCCGTCTCAGGGTGTTCCCAACTAGCAGACTCAGGAGAGTCAAGGAAGTTCAGTAGGGTAGCGAATACATCTCCGCCAGCCTTGTCAATCTCGTCTACGACAAGACGACCGCCCTTAGTGTTGTCGCCGTTCCACGCCTTCAGCGCAGAACCGCTAACCCAAGAGAAACCGCCCTTAGTGTCAGGCATAAAAGAACCCGATACATCAGCGTTGGTCATATCTTCGGTACACGCAAGACGGAAAGAACCGCCTGCCGTATCACCGAAAGATAAACCAGCGAAAGTCTTACCCGTACCAGCGGGTCCGAATAAGATAATGCGGTCAATACCAGCGTGTAGGGCGTTGTGGAACTTCTGCCAGCAGGCAGGGAGTGTGGTGGTGGTCATTTTGTTTCTTTCTGTGTAGTGGTGGTTTTGCTTACGGGTATAACTCTACCAGTGATTAGATCGCCTGTCAAGTGTTTCCGAAAGATTTATTTAGATTTCTTAGCCTGCTCACGATCAGCGTGACAATCACGGCACTCGTATAGGCCTTTCTTGATCTTATAAAAAGACGGGTGTCCGTCAATGAACTTCAGCGTTGTCTGATATCCAAACCCTGACGCTTCTACGATCTGATCTGTCGTGAACTGTTCTCTGTCGTGATCTCTCGCCCACTGCTCAAATGCTTTGTATTGGTCAGCACGAGCGACCTTACGGGTGTTATCCAGTGTCACCGAGGGCATAATACGGGTAATAATGGATAGCGGAACCATATAGCGACCGAGTAACTCCACGCTAACCGTACCCTCGTACTTAGCAACGACTGCCCACGCACGAGTGATCTCTGACGCTTCACGCCACGACTCACTAGGGATAAAACTGTAACCGCCGTGTTCCTCAGCGAGGCTACGGAGAGTGTTCTTGTATTCTGTATCGGCTTCTTGTGGTGTCATACTGTCAAGCATACAAGGTAACTTTCTTTCTGTCAAGTCTTATTTTATAATAACCCTAGTATTTGATACACTGTTCTGTACCCCTATCAGGAGAAACCCAATGCGCAAACTATCAAAAGAAGAACTTATTGCTCATCGCGAGGCTCTCGCCACTCGTGTCACAGTCAGCCCCGTTGCCGAGGTTGTTGCTGAAGTCGTCGTAGAAGAAGTCGCCCCTGTCGCAGAAGTCGTCACGGAAGAAGTCGCTACGGAAGAAGTTGCCGCCGAGGATAAGCCCAAGCGCAAGTCCAAGAAGAACGACACCGAAGTCGCCACCGAAGAACACACTCACGACGAAAACTGCGAACACTCAGAAGAAGTCTGAAAACTACACGGGTGACCTACGGGTCATACGCTCAACTTCGGCAGTAATCCCTTGTCACGCAGTTGGTTATCTACTTCAGTTTCTAACCAGCCGAGAATGTCACTGTCAAGTTCGCTCATCTCGTCCCAAGCGTCGTAGTTCCCGTCACTTGTACCAGACTCTATTTCCTCATCTATCCTCGCATAAGCCTCACGGAACTGCTCAGGCACTTTGTTAGCAGACAGTTCGCAACCAGCCTCAGCAACCATCTCGCCATTACTGAACGCCCCAACACAAGAGAACGAGCGACCTTCCTCGTCAGAAGAAACTACGAACAAGAGTGTCGGGAACTGCTTGCTCACTTCACGGATAAGTCCGTCAGCAGGTGACCACGCAGTCTCGTAGTACGCATAGATACCGCCACTCCCGTCAGAGTGGTCAATGATTTCCCACTCCTCAATACGAGGCGACCACTTCGTACCCCAGTTCTCAATAGCCCAGTCATACCAAGTGGTGTAACCGTACTTCTCCTTGTTCGCTTCGTACTTCTTGAGAAGTTCTTGATATTCAGGGTCGTCAGTCTCGGTACTAAAGAACATAGCCGTTATTCGGAGTTCATCAGGAATAGGAAATAAGACAGATAGGTCGTAGTTCACCTGCTCAACACCCATTGTTGTCTCAGCGAGCGACGGGTCGTACTGACGGGTAATCGCTTCAGTGAGTTTGACTAGCGACTCACGGTCTCCCGTAACATTCATTCTGTTGTAGCACCAGTTCGGCATAGTAATCCCCTTCGGTAGTGGTGGTTATAGAGATAAGTATATCGGTAAATCAAACCAATGTCAAGTGTTTTGTGGAAGTTCTCCGCAATAAATAGGAGTACGGAGAACCCCACAAACCTTTATGCCTCTTGCTTCGCTTTTGCTTTCTCAGTAAGAGACAAAATCATTTCTCGTATCGTAGAGAGTTCAGGTTCGGCAGTTGGCTTCGGCATATCGGAGAGTTCTACATTCTTGTAGTCAATCCAACGCTGACCGTTACCTTCCTTCGGTACTACGCACAAATCAAATCTCCCGTAACACACACGGGTATCAGTGACAGTGACGGACACCTTCATTCCATTCACATCTACTAGCCCCGACATACCCTTATAAGCGTCGGTGTCAATAGAGCCGTTCTCTTTCTTTATTGGATCGTTCATAATCCCTTTCTTGTTGTAGTGATATTCAGGCTATGGGTGTCCCTACGCTTGTAGCGACGCATCAAACCATTCTTGATAGGTGCGCCCGTTCGTACGGACGAGTTCTCCATCAGTATAAAAGTCAAAGATGACTCCCTCTTCAGTGAAAACAACAATACATACACTCTGTTGTGGGTCGTGCTTGACTGTAGATAACTGAACTATGACTTCCTTGCGAGAGTCTGTCGCACAGTCAAAGTCCATACGGGTAATGCCAGTGAAGTCGTGGAAGTCACTCATCGTCACTTTCCTCGCTTTCTTCTATGCGAGTCCATTCGTCGTCTTTCATTTCATAAAAAACGAGCGTGTCGTCGCCCGTCAAAGAAACAACGCCGTCCACGCAGAGTCCACCGATAGTCATACCATTCTCGGTATCGTCCCAAACGGGGTTTACATCAACACGAATAGGGAAGTCGGTAAACGCATTGACCATATCTTCATAGGTACTATCGTCAGGCACTTGGACTTCAGCCGTAACGATTAGTTCATATGTCTGTGTAACTGTAATCGCTCTCAATGAACTTCACTCCTATCGCAAATAAGCACTCAGCACTCTGAATGAACCACTCGTGGTCGTTGTCGGTAAGTTGTTCTCTGCCAGACCAAACTTTGGCACACGGGTAGTCCGTGATGGGGTGGCACGAAATGATGACCCAGCCTCGTTCGTTAGACCATCTCTCAATGTTGGCGTACGACTGATGGTCGTAGGCGTTACGACGAATGTTCGCTCGCAACCGATGGGTTTCTCTATTGCTGTAGTCACGGATTTGTTGCCAATACCAAGAGTTATCGGCGTTCCGTATAGAGAGGTCAATCTCTCGTTTCGTAATGGTGGTCATACTGTCTCCTCAATGTTCTCGCCGTATTCGGCTTTACCGTGTTTCGTTTCGTTGTAGCACTCGGTGTGATAGTTGCCGTAGTGGTACTTGCCACTCTCGTCCTGAAACTCCACACGGGTTTCGCAGTCAAGATAGATAGCCGTATCGCATTCGTCGCACTCAAACCCAGCGCACTCAGCACACGCATACCCGTCCTTGTATTCGCCTGTTTCCTCATCCGTAGTGTCAGCAGGAATACGGTTCACGAACTTGCCGATGAGTGTTCCGTCCTCACGGACAGAGCCAAACGCAGTGAAGTCACCGCAGTAAATACAAGGGTCAAAGATGTTGGTGGTCATACTTGTCATTATAGTCCTAAGACTCGTCGCTGTCAAGTTTTTTATTTTCCTTAGACCATCTGTAACCTTGTCGCATACCGTCCATTACCGTCGTGTTGTATTCGTTCCACATTGTGTCGTCATTGAGAATGTAGTCAGCAACACCGCTTAGTTCGTCGTCAGTGGCTACTTCGGCAGTCCAAGTGAGATAGGCAATATCGTCGTCGTCGGTAGCAAAACCTTGAGAGATCGCTTCCTCTGCTTCGCTACGGAGAGATGATGGAGAGAACGCCACCGTGTTACGGAACGATAAGTCCGTCAGGTTGAGTGGCTTACCGAGTCGTTCAGCGATCTCAACGACATCAGAGTCGTCACCGTCGTTTACGAGAGCAGTGTCGTGATCGTCCAGTTTCTCTACATCAACGATAACGCATTCGTCAGCGTCAATGATAGTTCCTGTACCAATATGAATAACGAGTTTCGTCATTTCGCTTTCTCCTCTGCCATCATTGCTAAGAAGTCCAAGTCGGGGTCAAGTTCTCTGTCCTGAGCCTCAAACTCGTATTCGTGCGTCTTGATTGCGCCGTCAATAACAATGTGACGGGCTTGGTGTATTGCGTCGTCCTCGTTCTCTGCTTCCACATTCACGGACGCAAAAATGCCTACACGGTAATACTTCATTCGGTTTCTCCTAAGTCGTCGTTGTTTACGATTTCTATATCTAAGAACTCGCAACAGTTAGCGAGTCCGTCACCATCAAGGGCGTGAAGTTCCTGCGAGCCGAGTTTTAGTGCCTCGTCCTCGCTCTCAGCCTCTATCTCAAGGTGAACGATGTACTCAATGTGGTAGGTGGTCATAGCGGTCAGTTTATCCCCTTATGTTTATAATCACAACCTTACGGGTGAGATTTCTTTAGCAGTAATGAATGTTGGTGATACTCGCTAGCGTGAGTTCCATTTCTGCCCACGCATTGCCAAGATTGCTATTGGAGAGTACGAGTATTCCGTTCTCAACGGCAAGCACCTCGCCTTCATAGATGTAGCCATCAAGTGTCGTAACCAAGACGGTACTGAATGACTTGGCTAATGCCTTTAGAAGTGACGAGTCACACCAAGACGAGGCTTCGTCGTGATGAGTAATAGTGAATGGTGCTTTCTCTAGGCTGTCCCTGTGAGCCAACTCCACTATCGTGGGTTCTGAAATCTCGTTCACGCCAGTTCCTTGCGGATACGGCGAGCAAGTTCGTCTGCCTGTGAGCCACGCCCGTTGTAGTCGTTGTGCGAGTTGATACCGAGCGCACCGCAGAGCCAATACAAGAACTCTAAGTTGTACACGCCCTTTAGTTTCGTCATCGGCTTGCCATTGTCGTCAAAGATGGTGGACTTGTGATCCGATGTATCCGACTTATAGGTTTGGATGAGTTTCGCTTTACGCAGTTCGTCCTCAGAGAAGTGGGGAGCGTAGTACGAGGGATCAAAGATGGTGTGTCCATCACCGATGATCTTCCCGTCGGCAATAGCGTCTTTGGTTTTTTGAGTGATGGTGGTAGTCATAGCGGTAAGTCTATCTCCTTATGCTTGTCGTGTCAAGTGTTTTATTTGGATTTGTTGAGAAAGTTCTCAAAGTCAAGAGCGCATTGCCCGTGGGCGTACCCGTGGGCGTAGCGAGTCGGACGAGTGCCGTCACCTTTGCCACTCATCGGTTCGCCACACTCATTACAAGAATGGTCTAAGTACCATTCGGCAGGTTCACTAATGAAACCAATACCAACAAACGAACTGTAGTCAGTGCGACCATCTATGGTTAGGCTGTAGGCAGTTACACGGGTGGGTTGGTCATACGAAGTATTACCCAGTTCTTGTGAGTCCCAAATGTTTATATCCCACTTGTCGTTGTACGCACCCCACCAGTCATTGCCGTATTCGGTTTGAGACATAGCGTCAAGTTGCTGTTGCGCCCAAGAGAGCATTTCTTGCCTGAGTTCGATGGAGATATCTATGGTGGTCATACGCTCAGTATATCTGCTTATGAGTGTAGTGTCAATCTATTTCTCAAAATATTTATAAATAAATCTGAAGAAAAGACTTGACATAGTAGCGATAAGACGATAGAGTGTTATCAACCACGACGAAAGGGAACTCCAATGGGAATGGATGTATACGGCAAGAACCAAGAAAGCGAAAAGGGTTCGTATTTCAGGAACAATGTTTGGTGGTGGCGACCACTATGGAACTACTGCGAGGAACTTCACGGCGACATTACTCATACTGTTGAGAGTGGATACTCCAATGATGGCGACGGTCTTGACGCAGAGAACGCACTCGCACTCGGTCAGCGACTTCTCAACGACATCGCTACGGGTGTAACTGCCAAGTACGAAACCGAATACCGTGAACACCTCGCCTCGTTACCAACATCAGACTGCGATTACTGTCAAGGTACGGGTATCCGTTCGGATACTGTCGGCGTTGATAACGGTATGCCCGATAAAGAACTAGAAGAAGCAGACGCAATCATTCTAGGACGCACTCACGGTTGGTGTAACTCCTGTCGTGGACACGGCAAGGTACAACACTTCGCAACGAACTATCCGTTCTCTATTGAGAATGTGCGTGAGTTCGCAGAGTTTCTTATTGAGTGCGACGGATTTGAGATTTGCTAATGACCTACAACCACGCATTTACTATCGCATTCTCTGTCAGTGGCTCGCAATACGAGGACTGGATGGAATGTGTTACCAACGAGAAGGAACTAGTGATGGCGGGGCTAGAAGCCCGCATTGCTCAACTCAAGTCGCCTTCTTCTGAATACCCCGAAGCCCTTGACGGGTTTGACACCTACGAAGAATAAATCTTTTGTAAAACACTTGACAATATCATTTATTGGGGGTATAATACTAACTATGACCACACCACTAGATAGAGCCGAAAAAGTAATGGAACACTTCCGCCTACTCTCCTACGAGATGGACGGATACGGAACACCCGTAGCAAGCCCTCGCAATAACGAGGAACTTCTTATTGACATTATCTGCGACCTATACCACTGGGCGTGGGAAGTGGACGAGGACTTTCAGGAATGTATAAACACTGCTATCAACAACGGCAGAACGGCGAAGAAGATTGACGCTTTTAGCAAGGGCGACATACTGTGAATAAGCCAAGTTTTATTGTGGCGCAGGTTGTTATTACTACAAACGAACGATAGGATACTCATTATGACCACCAACAACAAATACAAAGTAATGAAGCGTTCACGGGGAAGTGCGTGGAACAACGATATGAGAATGAAAGTTCAGATGTTTCAGTACGACAACTCCTGTCTCCCTGAGATGTTTCGTGGACACTCGCCATTTATGGTGAACACACTTCTCAACTTAGGTTGGTTTCCGAATGACGCTCTCGCTCTACTGAAGTACGCAGACTCTACGGGTGACCACCCTGATTGGTCTGAAGCCGATTGGGACGAACTCCTCTTTCACTTTCAGCAGATTGAGCCTCTCGCTATTGACTTGGGGGACAAATGACTATCGGCTACAAGGTTTGCGCCGAGCAGACTTACCCATCGGGTATCAAGACCTTTGAGTGGAACTACTACACGGTCATTGACGAGTCACTTATGCCCTCTGCTTGGATAGGAATGTCCGACGACGATAGGGCAGAGTATCTCAACGAGGACGCTAACTGCCATTGGGTCAAGGGCTGGGTTGAGTGCGACGACGATGACGGGCTTGACAAGATTGCGGATAACGAGGCTGGCTTACAAGATTACAAAGTCATCTCATTGGAGAAGTGGTAACCGATGAATGAAACCGATATGTACGAGTTACAGAGACTCCACGACGAACACGAAGCAAATCTAGAAATAGAAGCCGACCTTCACGGAACAAATAGTCAGATGTATAAGGACACCTATGTGTTATTACAACTAACTAAAAAAGAACTAGAGAACGCAGTACGCCGTGTCGTCCTCTACTACGACACAGATATGAAGGACGCAGACGGACTTGGTTGGTGTGTAGAACTCCAACCCTCCTCTACACTCCATCGGTTTGCGACCTTTAGTGACGCAACGATGTTCATTACTGACAACTCTTGGCATTTCTTACCAAGCATTCACGAAGTGAAGCAATGACTATCAAGGTCTTTGAGTCCAATCCTTCCTACGACCAATGGTGTGAAGCCAATGGTCTTGACCCCGACGATGACGAAACCTACAACGCCTACTGCGAATGGAGAAGCAATAACCGATGAGCGACCTACCTGAACGAATAAATGTTATGAAAGTCGTTTCTTATGATGTTGCTGGCATTGTTCAGCAACTCAGCGATGAGCGAGACTTCGCAATCCTCTACGACAAAGATGGTTCTCATCGCCCATCGGCGGACGAAACATTTACGATTGAGCAAATCATTGACCGTGTTGAGTCATATGTAGAAGACGACTTCGCTGGTATGCGATTGAGTGAACTTGTATTCCAAGACGAGGACGGGAACGACCTATGAATGTTCAGACATTAGAAACCCTTGCCGAAAGAGTGTACGCAAGAGGCGTAAAACTCGGAGAGCAGGACGCTCTCGGTGGGGTGGATAGGAGCGAGGAAAACCCCCGTAAAGACATCTCGGACATCATCTTGCTTTACATGGTGTTCGTAGAGGACATGACAAACTACAACGAGGAAGCATCACAGATTGAGATAGATTATCTTATCTCGGAGTTTCTACTTGGACACGCCCGTGCGTTCTATGGGATTGGCAAGAACATCTAATGTTGAAACACCCCTATCCCCACTTACAAGCACTCATCGGCAAGCGAGTCCAACTCCAATACACGAACGACCCGTACACGGGGCTACGCCAAGGCAACCAAGGGGTCATTGACTTCGTGGATGACACGGGTACTGTCTCTGTGAAATGGGACGATGGCTCGTCTTTAGGACTGAACTCTGAGTTTGGCGACAGATGGACGGTCATTGACTGATCCTTTCCACCACCGTCATACATTGCGCATATACAAATATTTACTCTCAGTAAGAAATAAAACTACACATACCGATAGTGTTAGCCTATCCACTCCATACGCCACAAACGATAGCCCAAAATATTTCTAAGAAATCTTCGCAAAACTATTGACAAACACAATAAACAAGGATAAGATGTACACCATGACAACACTAACCACCACAGAGTCCATGTCCCAACGAGCCTCACGCATTTACCTGATGGCTCTCAACGCTCAGAAGAACGCCGACAAAATGGTTGAGCAAGCGAAAGACGAACTTCAGCGGGCATTCGCCTCAGAAGACACAAACAACGCAACCGTAGATGGACAGAAAGTCTCAGCGATTGACGCTATCCGTCGTAACTTCCACACCGACATCCTAGAGGGACTCGTCACTGCGGATATCTTCCGTGAAGTCACCAAGATTGCCGTTGAGCCAAAAGCATTTGACAAGGCTCTCAAGAACGGTCTGATTGACTCAGGCATTGAGGAACAAGTAATGACCCCAACGCCTTACACCCGTATCGTCGTTGCTGAAGTCAAAGAGGAAGTGGAAGTGTGAGCATTACGCTTGACCAATACACTTGCCCTCGTTGCTTGGGCGGTATCCCCAACGACTTATGTCGTGGGCAATACATCGGCGCACTCTCACGCACCGATAACCAAACAGAAATCTGCTCAGACTGTGGAACATCAGAGGGTCTAGAGGACTGGTATGGACACGGCTGTATGTCGCAAGCCGCTTGGGCGGTGAACAAGTAATGGAACTCACAAAGTTCGTTACACCATCCGACTTTTGGCTCAACGGTGTTGAGGTAGAAATCTTTTGGGACGACGCACCCGAAGCAACAGAGAGCGTCCAAATCATTGTTGATAGCAACGCCTCACGGGTAACCGATATCTTGGCAGACCCCGAACACCCCGAACACGATGTGTGGTCTGAGTGGGATGACCAAATCTTCTACTACTGCGAGTCCGAACAAGAATGGAAAGACCTTCTTGTCACAGGACATCACGATGGTTGGAAAGTAATCAGTGACGAGTGACACAATAACAAATGTTGTTATCACTTGACATTTCAGTAATAACTTGGTAGACTAACCAACAAGAACTGCCCACAAGGGTAGCAATAAGCAAACAAACAAAAGGGAAAACAAACTATGTCAGAAATCAAAGCATTTACTAGCCTGCCCGAAAGTCGTGGCGGAGCGTCAGGAAGAGGTCGTAAGGGCAATCCTAATCGCTACGCATACCGCTTAGGTACGGTACAGAAACTCATTTTGGGAGTCATACAGAAGCCTAACCTGTGGTGTCTCGTCCGTGAGAGTGCCTCTAATCGCTCAAGCCTTGCCCCAACACTCGGCAAGTATTCACAGTTCCGTTTTGCCACTCGCAAGCGTGACGACGACGGTTTGTACGATATCTATGTCCGTTATACCCCCAACGAGTTCGGTCAGCCTGACGAAAAGTTGGCTGCGGATATTCAGGAATGGAAAGACCGTCTTGCTCGTTCAGCAGGAATGTCCTGACCTTATCGCTCTCGGTGAACGACTGCGCAACATCGCCATAACGGTGGGTTGTTCTTGTACGCCAACTGAAGAGTACGCCGAATACAGCAGACTTATGGCTGTCCTTATGACTACGGCACGGGACTCCAAAGAACGCTTCGCTATGTGGTTATCTCACCCGTATGACGGGGAGATGACTGAAACAGTATGCGAGGTATGTAAGGCTGTAAATGAATGGGACGATGCTAAAACCAAACCCAACAACGGTATAGAAAAGCACTTGACAAAACCTAAAAAAAAGGATAAGGTATCAGTATGAAACGACTCATTCCAATTATTATCGGCACACTCGTACTCGTAGGTTGCGGAAGCAAGACCGTGTATGTCACTAGTACCGAAGCACCTGACACAACAGTCAAGGTGACCAAGACAACTGACGCACCAATTGCGACCTCAGGACCTGAACCCATCTACTCAGACGAAGAAGAGTTCATCTACGACATCTACAGCGAAACTTCTGGCCCTATCTACTTAGAAGACCAAGACATGATTAACACAGGTTATGTGGTGTGTGATGGTTTGCGTAGTGGTATGAGTGGATACGACGCACTTGACGCAATTGTCTCATCGTCTGGCGGTATCGCCAGTGTAGAAGAATTACTTACTAATGTTGTGGCATCGGCTGTCGTGAACTTCTGCCCTGAGCAGGCATACAAGTTTGATAACTAATGAAACGCACGATACTTCCAATTGCTCTTCTCGGATGTGTTTACTCGCTCCTGCTTGTTCAGGTGAGTTGTTCATCAAAGATGGATGATGTTGCTGGCACTACGCTTCAACCGCTTCCTACGACTGGTGTTCCTATTTTTGACACTATTCCGATTACGGATAGACCATTCACTCAGGAACAAACAGCGTTCGTGGACGATGTGTACTTCCTCTACGGGGCTGTTCCGCCGATGTCTGATAACGAAGTTGTTGAGTTGGGCGAGTTGTGGTGTCAGTTGATGACTGATGGCATGACTACCGATGATGTGATCAGCCGTATCAACGAAGGCTCAACGGATAATGATGACGCAAAACTTCATTACTCTATTGTCCAATCAGGCGGAGAGAACTTGTGTCCTGATCAGTTCGCTAAGGCTGAGTCAATCGCCCTACGACCCTTAGTGCCGTAGTGCTTTCTGCCACCGTCACTCCTTGCGCATATATAAGTTTTTCTCCTTCGTCGGGAATGGGGAACACTTGTTCGTTCGGGGTGGCGGTTGTGGATAACCTTAGTGCTTGTGGATAAACCTGTGGATAAATATTCTTAGGAAATATCCGTAAAACTATTGACAACCTACCGTAATGGCGGTATACTTACATCCATGACAACCACACTAACCACCACACAAGTTGAGGACATTCAGAGCCTCGTATCCGACATTGACGATGCCGAACTTCGCTCATACAGCGGGCGCAATATGTACGGCAAGGAATGTCTCGGTATTGACATGGAGAGCATTACTGACGCTTTCCGTTTCGCTCTCAGCGTTCAGGACTCGGACTTGGCTTTCATACTTAGCCAGCCACGCTTTGACGACATGGGCAGGGGCATTATCGTTTACTTCCCGAATGTGGAAGCACCCGAAGGCATTGACAACGACGAGGATGATGACGAGGACTAATCCCCTCGCTCTCCCAAATAAATCTAAACAAACACTTGACACCAACAAAGATAAGGGGTAGAATAAACACATGGGACTCGACCAATACTTATACGCAAAGAAGTTCGCTCACAGCGGTGACTGGGGTAGTGACGAGAGCAAGCAACTGTTTGCCACGCTTGTCGCTCTCAGTAAGGTTGGGGAGTTTATGGAAACAGACTTCCCGACGGCTTTCATAGAAGTGAAAGTCGCTCAATGGCGCAAGCAGAACGCTATCCATAACTGGTTCGTTCAGGAGTGTCAGGGTGGCGAGGACGAATGTCAGACGGTCTTTGTCGGGCGAGAGAAGTTAGAGGAACTGCGAGACACCTGTCGTAAGGTTCTTGCCGATACCACGCTCGCTGACGAACTGTTGCCGACTTCTAACGGTTTCTTCTTCGGCTCAACGGACTATAGCGAATGGTACATAGAGGGCTTGACCTATACCGCCGACACGATTGACAAGTTGCTCACCATGCCCAACGATTGGGACTTTGAGTATTCGTCATCTTGGTAGTTTCGTAAATACTTTCGTAAAACACTTGACAACTAACAGAAAGATTGGTATACTGTAGTCATGACCACCACCACCATCACCGAATACGACCACACCACCGCCGATATCGCAGTAGGCACACGCCTCTACAACGAGGCAACTGTCATTGCGTTCCGCAAGACACAAGACTTCCGACCTGCTCACCCGTCACAATGGGGTGGCGCAAGTTTCTCCACTTGGCAAGTAGTGGCAGTCCGTGAGGGACAGAACTTTCACGCCTACGCCTCTTGGACAGTTATCGCCAACGACAGAGGTTGGTACATCTGTCACGGACACTACTTCCACGATGTATTGGAAGCACTAGCCCACATCGGAGTTGAGCGATGAAAGTCTCATCACTCCTAAAAATCCTAGAGGGCAAAAGCCCTGACGAAAACATCTGCGCTCTCATATGGCTCAAAGAGGATATGGAGTACCCAACGATTGACGAACACACCCTCACCGATGAAGCGTGGGCAGAAATCTGTAAGGAGTTTGACGAATGGGACAACGCAGGAAACGATGTATCCGAATGGATTGCCGACGCAGTTGTAGAAAAGTCGGAATACAACGAACAACTAATCAACGAACAAATAGAAGCAGTAGGGGAAACGGAATAATGAACATCACCGCAATGGCAAAAACTATTGACGACTTGGTTCACAATCACACGGACGACCCGTTTGAGATAGACGCTCTGCTTTACGCCTGCGACAACGACGGGGCTTATCTGCTGGGAACAAACCCTAACCCCTACGAGTTATTAGTGGAAACCAAACGACCCTCGTACATCAACGCTGTTGCGTTGGTAATGGTTGGATACGCTTCGCCCCACAACCCCGAAAATCCTGAAACAATCCGTCCGAGTCAGCACCCTGAGCGTTATCGCATTCGCATCGTGACTATGAAAACTATTCACGGGTTCTCAAACATTATGCGCCGTGAGGACGAGCCTGATGAGGCTCTGGACTTGGGTGGCGATGGACAGGGTGCGATTTGTGACGCCCTAAACGAGTGGTGGGAACAATGAGCAAGACCTTCACTCTCGTTGTAAAAAAGTCAGAAAATCTCAAATAAAAACTTGACAAACAACAATAACGGAGATATACTGTACTCATGACAACCACCACAGCAATCATCATCACCAACAACGGCATCTCCACAAAGACATTTGAGGTAGGAATAACCCATTCCGAAATTCACGAAATGATCGGGAACTGGTTTGACTGCGTATACGGCGAGAACATCATCGGCTATGTATCCGACACAGGACTCATTGACGGCGAACACATCAACTTCATCGCCACCGCTTTATTTGGTCGCATTCTCTGCGGAACTTGCGTCGTGTTTGGCGCACTCAACTCAGACGGAGAGTCGGACGGAGAGGACTACGATGTCCCCGCTGACGAACTCCGAATGATTATTCATCATGCCGAAACTTACAAGATTTGGCTGGGGGCAATGAAAGACAAAGCGTCTGTTGCCGTAGCGAAAGAACGAATGAATGACGGAATGGTCTAACTATCAGTGGCGCAAGTGGCGACCCGATAGAGAACCTACCGACAACGAACTTCTTGCCATGACTGGTAGGGAGTTTTTGTCGTATGCTGATGCGATTGAAGACTACGCTCGTAGTAGACGAAAGGAACACGCATGGCACTGTCGCCTATTTACACCTGCCGAGACTGTGGAGAAGGGTTAGACCCTTCGCAGTCAAATATCTATCGCCTTGTACGGGGCTGGGTGAAGGGGGCAACACGCACTGTCGCCATTGAGAACGAGGAATATGTTTATCTTCACGCATGGTGTTTTGATACGCGACACCTCAGAGGCAACAGGCAAGATTCTTTATTCTAAACACTTGACAAACAACAGAAAACAGAGTAGAATATACGCATGGAAAAGGAAGACTACATAGTAATCCTCAAAAAACGATTACGAGAAAAAGCCAAACAGTTCAGCAAAATCACTGGATCACAATTTGCGCGACCGCAAACAGTTATAGACCTGTGGCAATTCTTGTCAGATATCAAAACCGTATGCGCACTCACGCACGGAAACTACCCGATGATGATAGACACCTATGCGGGGCTGGCCGGCGTGGACAAAGACGACCTAATGGCATACGCATCATACGGGGAATGGATCGCACTAGACCGATCAACACGCAGTATGGAATCAGATGATTACGATGACTTCTGGGGCAACCCCGAAAACCAACCAAATATTCTTATTGCGCCCGTCAAAGACGACAATGTTTATAACGAAATTGAACTGCTCAACGAAATGTGGGAACTATGAACGAAGATTTCAAAAAATCAATCGCCAAAAATATCTCCGAGGAAGAAATAGCCGACCTCAAAGAATGGATAGTTACCGTACATAATTGGGAACACCCGTCAAGCGAAGACTTGGTAAAGATTTCTCGGCTTCAGCAAATGATTCTAATAAAGGGTTTTGTTGATGATCAGCCAGCACGGTTTGAACTTCTTGATGTAGCAGAGATGGCGGGGCTATCGCTCCACGAGTTTGCTATGTACTGCGAGATTGGCAACTGGATTGCTATGGATCGTCGCTTTAGCGGAATGGACAAAGAAGAAGTTGATGAGTTCTACGAGGGAATGGAAAAACTCTTGGACGAGATCAATGAAGATGTGGCAATAGAGGAAATATTCACCTCTTCTATGAACATTGCCGTTGAGCGTATTGATGAGATCAATGAACTAAACAATTTATTCTACGAGAAATAATATTATAAAAGGTTGACAAATAGCCTTTCTCACGATATACTGACACATATGACCAACCACTACATCCTTCTTGCCCATCTCCCCAAAGACACTGACCTGCCTGAGTTCAAACTTGGTGAAGTTAGTGCCTGCGAATGGCATATCTACGACGAAAAAGAATTGCCACGGGCAAAAGCCAAAATGGCTTACTACCAAACAATTTTCAAGAATGTCCAACTCCGCTCATGCTCTAACATCATCACTAGTTATCAATTGGTCTCCACGAACTAGTCTCCGTGTAAAATAGGGAATGGACGAAAACAAAAAACCCGAAACCCCAGCGACAGAGACAACCATCAAAAAGAAAGAAAATCAAGGCGTTTTCCTTCAAAGAATGATGGGTTCACGACCACCATGCGGTGGCTGTCGTAGATAATACTTGACAAAGAGGATAAATGGAGATAGACTATGACCATGACACTTCATTTTGACTCTGTGTTCCTATGTTTTACCCTCGTTATTGGAGTGGGTTCTATGTTTGCTATCAAGTATTGGAAGCGATAGGTGGACTACAATCCATTTCGCTACAAAGACGCATCAACCGAATACGACACAATGCCGAAAGGGGCAACAATGACCACCACTAGAGAAGAACTTACCGAACACTTCAAGGAGATAGACGAAGAAGCACTCCTTATGGACGGTTTTGACGAAGCCTGTATCGGTTACTCACAACGCATCAACGAACCAATCCTCGCTGTCTACTCATACGACAAAATGGTAGAAGTCCTTATGACCCGTGATGGCATGGACGACGAAGAAGCAATGGAGTTTATTGAGTTCAACTGTGTCGGCGCATGGATAGGTGAGCGAACCCCAATCATCGTCAGATCGCTTTTGATGTAAGCAATGTTTCCTTCTCCCCCCATTGAGTTGTATCCCGTTGTTGTAAGGGAGTCACGCTACGGGGGAGTGTACGAAGGTGGGGCTTGGTTCGCTTTCTCAGGCTTTGCTTTTCCAACTGACGCAATAGGCGATGATGCTGAGTGCTCTGCTTTTTGGTGGAGTGACCGAGCGATTCTTCTTGGTCGTGGCGACTCGCCAGACGGGGCTGTCAGAGATTTGATACTGCGTCACGAGATGTACGGAAATATTTTCATACAAAACGCTTGACATTTAGACTAAAACGGGGTAGAATATAGATATGAATAAACTCACTGACACGCCACTAGACGAAGTATCCGACATTGACGCAGAACTCAAAGCGTTGCGTGAAATACTTGCTCTTGTTCAGCAGGCTATCAAGATGACTTCAGGTCACCAAGTAATCCCAGCCTCTGATATGGGCGACATCCTTTTGGACATCCACGCACTAGTCGCTCCGCTTGTCAGATAGTTCTTGATGCTTTCTTAGCAACTGATTGCGCTTCACGAAGCGTGTCAAACTCCTGAAACAACCCGTGAGTTTTGATTTCTCCCGTACTTGGGTCAAATACTCGCACGGTGTAGCGACGCAGCCCCGAGGGTCCGCACTCAGAAGTAACGAAGTAATCGCCGAAAGTCTTTGCTGATACTTTTGAATCAAAGAAGTTCACTGTTGCGTCATCAAAGAAATGATGTCCGACTTCCGTGTTTTTTGTTTTCATCTCGCTAATGCTTGGCATAAGAGCAGAGTAACACGGGGCTATGCCGGCGTGGGGAGACTACTTGGACGAGCGCACCCATTTGGCAATACATTTATATGTTGAGTCCCCTTGAAGTTCCATGACATATGCGCCGTAATCTTTTGCGAACTGCCCACTGTTTTCTGTGACGAGGCGTTCTACAAGTTTGATGCGTTCTTGTGCTTCTTTTTTTGTTGGGTATGAGCGGTATGCGCGCCCTTGGTTTCCCCATGCGGAGATGACGATGAAGTCAAAGTGTTGTGGTGCGTGCTCCACGGTAGCCCCGTTGGAGAGCGTGAATGTTGCCATTGGTTTCGCACCTTTTTTGGCTGTTCCCTTTATTTCCATGGTCTAAAACTATCACAAATAAATTCTTTACAAACACTTGACAAACACTCATGACGATAGTATAATGGACAATATGGACGACACCGTAAAAATTGTTGAGGTTGCCGAAGCACGAGGATATATCCGAGGAGCAAACGACGCACTCGCACTCGCAGAGAAAAACGACTTCCCTCTCTCGGGAGAATGGGCAGGCGAAAGCATGACCGAACTCATCGGTGACCTCATTGCTAAAGCAGATAATGACGAACATGGTCACGAAATCTGTATGGCATACGAAGAGGGCTACTCGGCTGGGTACGACGACACAATCGTTGAGGAAGTCCTCAGAATGAAACACAAGGAATAGGAAACCAATGAAAAAAACATTCACAGACAAAATTGGGAAAAAGTGGGATGTCACACTCGCCACTAAGTTGATCAATGGTCGACAGGAAATCATATCCGTCAAAATTGAAACAACTGACTCAACGCCCGTCACACGAAGAGCACTGTCAGATATCTCACTTGAAGAAATCTTGCGTGATGAACTGGCAGTAAAGTTGCCAGCCCTCTCACGGATACTAGAAAAGCGTGAAAAAACTTCACGGCAAGGGCGAGCACACTCCGATGACGACCTACAGGAAGTCGCAGAAATCTATATTGCGGCTCATAAAGCACGAGTACCAGTACAGCGGGCAGTGGCAAATGCTCAAGGAATCACAATCTCTACAGCCGCAAAAAGAATTATGGCGGCTAGAGCAAAAAACTTACTACCGCACAAATAAATCTTTCTAAAAGGTTGACAAACGCTCAAGAGACCGCTATACTAATCAACATGACCACGACACTTGCAGAAAACGACAACATCAGCGTTCTCTTTGACAGCGCCAACGCCCCATCAATCATGTACATGGACGAACAAAACGGCGTACTCCGTGAACTCTCATCACTCTTGCTCTCCGTTAGAAGCGACACCATGACTTTCTCATACATGGAAAGCAACGAATCGGGCGAGAACCGCTCAATCATTACCGTATCAATCGCAAACGGCATGAACGCAATCGCACACATGGCACTCAAAAACATGGACGAAGCACGACAAACTCTGCTCAACACAGCAATCAGAATTTTCTAAAAAACTTTTCAAATAACCGCACACTTTCCTCACCACGGAGCGTTATATAAATATGAACCACGACCCAATCCAAACAGCAAAGAACATGAAGCAAATTGACGGGGAAGCAACACCCAGCGACTTCATGCTTAGTAACACCATATGGTCAGACCCAACTGATGACGACCTCATCAATCTTCAACTGTATAAAACAGAACTCTTTTGGGAGAACATGATTCACACACTCACCACCGATGAGCGAATCCCAGCCAAAGCATGGTTGGAAAATCGTCTTTGTGATGAGTTGGGCGTAAGCGAAGAAACTCTTTACGACTATCTTGATAGAGGGGTGCTTCTTATGAACGAAGATAGCGAATACCAAGACATTGAAGTATCCGAAGATGAAGTGAACGAGTTCATCGCAGACAACCCTGAGATCATCGGTGTCCTTGACAACGCACTATTCCACACAATAACTCGCAACGAAGAAATATCCGAACTAGAAAAGATGCTTGAGGCGTAGTACCTGACATGGAGTACCGACCATTCTTGGTGAGTGTTCACGAGAGGTACTCGTTGTACGGGGCTCATGTGCGCTTCGCAGACTGTTTCTTGGAACGACTTACAGAAGAACGACCTGAACTCGTGGAACGCCTACATAAAACAGGACGCAAGGTTCATAAAAAGAATGGGCGCATAGAAATCAACACAGAAGTGTGGAGTTTTATTAAAGATGTGTGGTGAACAATTTTCCTTTCCACCACCGTCGTCCCTTGCCGTTATATAAATAAATCTTTCTCCTCTTAAACCCCGGGACTGCGCCAGCGCGCCACTCTCGCTATCAAAAACGCTACAAAAACCTACAAGATATTTACAAAAAAGACTTGACAAACGCTTGACTTGTTGATATACTAAACAGCATGAACACAAACAAAGAAATCTACGGACTTGGCGAACTAGCAGACGGAATCCTTGACGGATATTTGACTCTCTGCTCACCAGCAGACGCAATCGGATTCGCAATCGGCGAGTTCCTAGAACGCCCTGAGGATAATCCCTTCACCTTCAACGACAAAGTTGTTACCGCCAACGAAATGTTGGAAGCAGTTGCGGAACTAATCGCTCACTACGAGGACGCTAACGGGTGGCGTGCCTACGACTACCACGACGATGCCGTCAAAATCAACAGGGTAGGCGAACTCATCGCTCGTTACCCTCGTTCACGATTCGCTCGTCGCAGAAAGAAGTAAGCAATGGGATTCATTACAGGCGCAATCGTTTATGGGCTTGGAAAGCGAAGCGGACGCAAAGAAGCCGAACGCAACCAGCCAAGACCCGCAGCGCGACAGGGGAGCCCCGAGTGTGTGGACTATCAGTACTGCCAAGCACGAGGCGAATGTAATATGGAATGTACATTTGATGATGAGTAGTGTGCCATCAGTCACAGATAAATCTTACTCAAACACTTGACAACCTAAGACCATTACGCTAAACTAATCACATGAACGACACCAACACCACAAAAAAAATCTGCCCTGCCTGTACGGGTCACGGCGGAGTATGGACAGGAAACGGCGACGCAACGCAATGCGATATGTGCGACGGACGGGGAAATCTGCTTCTCAATGTTTGCCCTGAGTGCGAGCGTTGGTTTCTTATGAGCGATGAGACCGACAGTAATGAGTGGCACTACGGACACGACTGTGAGGTCTAGTAATGGACGCACCTGAAATCCCCGAAGGCTTACAGTTCTATTTCCCCGTGATGGCGGAGATGCGGGACGGGCAACTGCGTTTCGTCGTACAGCCCGACATAGCCATTGACTCACAGCGAACCATTTGGAACGACAGCGAGATGGAGTGGAGTCGTGTCACAGGGGAACTAGAAAAAGCAGACCTCGCCATCTATGAAACTTTGAAAAATCTTGTAGAAAAGGTTGACAAACTAGAAAATGAGTGATAGGATAACAACTATCAAAACCACCACAAAGGAAAACGCATGAGCAACATTGAAATCATCATCGGCAACACCGTGTTCGCACTAGGTTGCGCTGGAGTAATCCTTCCACTATTCATCGTAAACAGAAAAGGAAAGAGATGACCACCACTATCAACATCACATGGCATCAACCCGACGAGCGTTCGCAAGGGCGTGAAGACTCTGCTTGGTACACATATTCACCCGACCATCACGACATCATTGCTACCGTCAGTAATGGCGAGCGCACAGTCCATATCTACGCCGATGGAGAACAGCGAGTCCATATCCCCTATGAAGTTGGCGATTGGAGTAAGGGACATCATGTTGTTCGTTCGTCCGATGAGTGGTCAGCACACAACATCAACAACGACAAGGACATCTTTGAGGCGAGTGAGAGCGGTCTCTTGGATTGGATAAACAACTCTTGGTTTGACTTATATGCCGACGAGCAAGGTTGGAGTGACTGCGTACAGCACACTCTCACCGACGCTATTGCGTCAGCAACGGAACTACTCGCCGACGATGGGGCGTGGGACGAGTGAACCCCGAACTCATAGAAGAAGCAAAGAAACTTGTTCTCTCAGGAGCAACCTACGGACAAGTGATAGAAACGCTCGGAACGAGAGATGACGAACTGAGGCGCGTACTCGGGACTACGGGGATACACCGAGACATGAGACGCGAGCGACATAACACAATCTACGCCATGACTAAAGATGGCAAGACGATAGAAGAAGTCGCTCAAGCAGTTGGACTGACAGCACAAACAGTCAAAGGCATTGTCATGAGACAACGAACATACAGAAACCACTCTGAACAGAAATAATCTTTCAAAAGACTTGACAAATAGGCAATCACCCGATATAATATAAACAACACCACAACAACAAAGGAAAACCATGACCACCGCAACAGAAAAAGAATATTTCAAAGGCGACATCACCGCTATTCGCATCTTTGACACAGAACTACATTTCTTCTTCAAGTCACCAACAGGCGACTCAACAGACACGGGCACGCTAATCATGCCGTGCCTCAACAAAACACAAGCAACCGAAATCGCCCTGCGTTACGGCGCAATGTTAGGACTCCCCACCAGCCACACCATCTGCTGGGAGGACGACATCGTACGACAAGCCAGCCATTGGGAAGGTTTGTAAACAGGAATTGGTATTCCGCTAGCGCACAGCGAGAGTGATAACCTGTGCGACATGAAGTACACCGTACATATCGGCATTGAAACCGACAAAGAGCCAACCGACCTTGAGTTGGGTGACTTACTTACTACCGTGTCCGAGTGCTTCCAGAACCCGAGGATCGAGAGCCCCGACGGATACTTCGTGGATGCCGACTACACCGTAGAGACATACGATATGGAACTGTACGACACCAAGGGACGACGAGTGTGGCGTTATATGTACGGCGAACTACTCACTGACTCAGACTCTCTCGTAGTAGAACACTCATTGCTTCTTCCTAGTCCAACTAAAGAGGAGACCGAGTTGTTCAACTCCGTGTTCCCCCTTGATGACGAAATAGCAACTCCGCCCGATAGTCCCCGGGGCTGGCAGGTTACTCTGCGCCGTTTCTTCGGTTTCTGAATTTTCCTTTCCACCACCGTCGTTCCTTGAAGAACACTTATAAATATTTATGGTGGATCAAAAATTTTCATTATGGGGAGAGAGCAGTTACGCCCTCCCCCCACCCTGCCACGATGGACAAGTATCAAAGTAGCCGTGCCATACCCTCTCAGCACTCTGTCCCTCAGTCAGCATTGAGGTCGGCGCGACGATGTCGCTCACTCACTGACTCGGTCGGGTCTTATGGGGGCTACCTTGATAAGCACCATTCTACAGTCTTACTACGCTAATAGCAACTATATTCTATGTGACTTTTATCACACGAACAAAGGTTGCTTTATTCTAATAATGCCGATAGGATACTTTTTATGGAAATCACCACAGACACCGTACAGGACAACATAGAACTATCGCCCGCAGTCGCTATCGCTCGTTTCCTCGCAGGAACGCTCGTAGAAGGTTGTTCGTGCGAGGAGTGTCTCTCACGCCGAGATACAATAACTACGCTGGTTATGGGGCGCAATAGCGTTGACCTCGTAGCACTTGCTAACGCAGTCGCCAACACATAAAAAGAAATCCAACAAATCACTTGACAAACCACCACTATTAGAGTAGGATACTTCTTATGGAAATCAACATCACATACCGCCCGTTCGCTGGAACGATTACAGCGTGGAACTCGCTTGACGACATTATGTCTGACCTAGACCGTGAGGACATAGAGCGTGCCTATCAAGACGGTAACGACGAGGGCTGGTTCGTCGCTATGGACACCTATAACGGTCACTTCCACGCCATCACAGTCCTTGACTGTCACGGTGCTGGCGAGGGTTGGAACTTGTTTCTCACGGAACGACTGAACGACGACACCATCTCAGCGATATATAACCAAATCGCAGAGTGGGATACGCTCACTCCCCAAGACTCCGACACACGGACACAAATCAGCGCAAGTTACAAGACCACCATCACGGTGAAATGAACGAACCGCAAGACGAAGAACTATGGGAAATGGTTGCCGAAGAAATAGCGCGCACCATAGAGACAGAGTGGCTCACCCCAGAAGCCGACTAGCCCCGGCCTCGAAGGGCGGCGGAAAAACGCACGGGGCTACGCAGGAACTTATCCACACCTTTATCCACAGGGGTGTGGGCAAATACCCGCCTCTGTAGTTTTTGGCTAGAGTGCCCGTGATGCTCGCTCGTACTTGCCGTCGTAGCAATCACAATCGGTTTCTACGACCTCGCAGGTAGAACAGACGGGCTCGTCATTATCTTGTGGTGGGTTTGGTGTGTGTGTCATATAAATCATTATAGTAGCCAAACAATAAAATAGCAACTCTATAGTGTGTGACATATAGCACAAACAAAAAAGTTGACATTCACCAAAACATTTGCTAGACTAATCATTATGAAAACCACCGCACACTTCACAGAAATTATCAAAGGCATCATCGCAGAAGCATACGATGCGAGAGACATCGGAGAATGGCACGCGCTATTCAACTGGTACGACGAAACAAAGAGCGACAAAATCGCACACGACACATTCGCCGACATTCTCAGCACACGAGTGGTTGAAGCGATGGCAGAAATCTACAACGAGATTGAAAAAGAAATCCGAGATGCCGACGAGCAGGCTCGCTGGGAAACCCGCTACTGGCACGAGCGTGACTACGGCGGTCGTCTCTAAGAGAGTGTGACTCGGGGCTGACGACCTGTCAAGTCGTTGGTTAAATGAGGTGAGTACTAAACACTTGATGCGAGCCGAGTGGACAGTTATGCTGTTCACGACGAAGCCAGCCATTGTGTGAGGGAACGACTGAACCCCGAAACACCCGTCGCCCGGGACTAGCGCGCCGGCGCACACCGGATACAATCAAAAGTATTGTCTCAGTGGCGCAATGGATAGCGCAATGGGTTTCTACCCCAAAGGTTGTAGGTTCAAGTCCTGCCTGAGACGCTTATCGGATCAACGATCCCACGAGAACAGCGCCCAATAAAACAGTGTCCCTATGGCGACCGTGAGTCCCGCCGTGGTAGCGACGCGAGTGATTGTCCAAATGACTTCCATTACTTCCTACGACTTGCCATAAACCAACATATGAGCAGGGGCGAGATGACTACAAGCCACGCCGACAATGTGCCGACAATGTATGCGACTTCTATGAATAGGGCTACCGTGTCGTTTTCCATATTACTTCTCCTGTCCTCTGATGATTGCCTCAATGATGGTGGTGTTGGTTTCGTGGTTACCGACTTGGTGGTTCTCAATGAGCGTGTTGAGTAGTGCTATTGGGCTCATTGTGTGTTCTCCGCCGTACGCCCAAACGAGGGTGACGAGTTCGGTGTTCCATTTGATTTCTACGGGTGTGATGGTTTCGTTTGTCATAAGTATTACTCTATCAACACTCTAAGATAAAAGCAAGCCTATTCTATGTGACATTTTTCACTTACAAAAGACTTGACATTTAGAAACAAGATTGCTAAACTACTACTTATGAACGAGATAAGCATAAAGCACCTGACACTTCGCACAAAAGCCAAATACGGTTGGAGTATGTCGTTTAGCGAGGCATACTCTTTAGAGCGATACCTCAACGGCGCAAGCCACGAGCGAGCATTTCGTGACGCAATGAATAATCCATTAGTGCGATTGGGAGACAAACCAAGGTGAAATCAAGCAATGTAGATTTACGCAGTATTCCTGAACTTGTCAGAGACTTGCTGGATCAAGAAAGTCACGAGGAAAACGGGGCTCTCGCATCAGTCGTGCGCCTCGCATACTACGACCTTGACTACTTTGCTTATGTTCTCGTACAGACTTGGGATTATGTTGAGTCTAAGTTCGGTGACGCAGATGTCCATTGGGAAGTCTCGCTTTGGTACGACTCAAACAATACCGAGAACCCCGTCATGATATGGGATTTCCCTGACGCAAAAAATGATGTCATGCCCTATATCGCAGCAGGAGAAGCAGTAGAGAAGCACATCAAGTATGTGATGGAATATACTGCTGAGAATAACGAACTTCCGTAAGTAATAAAAATCGTCTGGGCCGTAGCCCCGAGCAATCTTTTCTGAAGATATTTCTGACATAACTCATACGAACGACTCTTATAGAGAATAGAAACCCAAAAAAGTTTCTAAACCCCCGCACATTTTCTCTCACCAGGATCGTTTTACAAGTATGAACATCACCACCACCAAGTCCATCAAGCAACTCTCACGCTACGAGCGCGAAGAACTCACCGAGACACTCATCAAGAAGTACGGCATCACACGAGGCGTACAAATCCTTGAACTCGCCGAGCGCATTGACCGCAAGCGCAAGCACATCAGCGCAAGCAACGCAATCAACCGATCAGTGGAGTGGTTCCGTCGTCTGCGTGACTAACTGCCCGCACTAGCAGCCCCGAACATCTGTTCGTGCCGTGCTATCACTCCCAATATCACCGCTCACGGGGCTACAAAAGAGGGAGTGTCGCCACCCCTAATTTGTCATTGTTTGTGTAGTTGCGAAACCCCTGCGTGTGGGCTATAAAGTTTCGCCCTAGTTACAACGGCACACCTTCACGCCCGCCAAGCGGTGTCAGAGCGATAAAGTCGTCTGCGCTGTATCGGCGGTCTGCGTAAACCACAAATGGCTCTGCGCAGTTTTGTTCCCAAAAAACCGTCGGGATATCGTACTCATTGTCGCCCGCTGGGTCGCCGATCATTATTCCGTAGCCCGTGCTATCACCCGTACAACCCGTCAAAACATCAAAGATGATACGAGTGGCGTAAGTTTCGTCGGTGAGCCTGCCTTCCTCTTTCGCTTTCGCTAATCCCATAGCGAGAGTTGAGCAAACACTAAACCCCTGCCAATGAGTGTAGAAATAGATTGGGGTCGGATTGTTGCTGTGAACGATACCGATATGTCCTCTGGCGCCCATTACAGTGAGCCGTTCTCTCTGAGCCACCCAATGAGTTCCTCAATGGCTGAGAGAAACTCTAATGGGCTGACGGGCGTGTCCTCGTCAATGCCCCAAGGGAGCATACCGCTTTCGGGCGTGCGACTAAGGTAATCGCTAATGGCTGCCTCAATGGCTTCCCCGCCTGAGCAGAGAGTCCAATAGCCATCAAGGATAAGGCTGGCAAGTTCACTGATTGTGGTGTTTGTTTTCATAAGAGATATCCTATCGTCTATCTCGCCGTAACGCAAGTATTCCCGTGTGACATTTATCATATTAGAATAACTTGACTTATAGGTTAGTAATGGTTATAATGCGCGATCACTGACGCCGGCGCAGAAAAAACGCTAGTCTAACCGATTGTTATGATAAAAGCAACCTTATCCTATGTGACATCTGCCACAAAGAAAATCACTAAAACCTATTGACTCCTAGCCTAACGGGTGTATAATGGAGATATGAAAATCACCACCACCACAAATACGGTCACAGTAGATTGCTCAACCAGCGTAGCGTTGGAGAGCCTGAACATCATTGACGACAGTATCGTCATTGCTCGGTTCAAGAGCAACACAGAGCAGACATACATCTACACAGTAAGCGAGGGCAACCTGCTCGCCACACTCGCCAACTACGACTCGGCAGGCAAGTTTCTTAGCCTGTTTGTCAAGCCACTAGCCACATTGGTGGTCAAGAAGTCCGCTGACGGAGTGGCGGTAACGCTCTAATGGAACTCCGAGACTTGCACCCATTGGTTGCCGATAAGGTCGCAGACGCTATGGGCGATGCTCTCCTTGTCGCTTGGGACGGTTGCCATAAAATCTATGTGGCTCTAGACGACGAGCAGGCACAGTGGTTTGAGGAAAACTACGAATACTCCGTACGGGGGACGAGCGACGAAATGCTTAGCGCACTTGACTGTTGGTACACCAACTCTTGCGGTCTGAGGTTTGTTAGCGCAGTCGCCACTAATCACGCCGACCCGAACGCTGGTTACATTAGTCTGATTAGTCAGGGTGACTCTTGGGATTACGACGACGAACAGGACGACGACGAGGACGACGAATAATGGCGACTTTCGCAACCATCTACGCAGGCAAAAAATATAAGACACCCAAAGTCGGTTATCTGATACCAGCACGAGTGCGATGGTGGTCATATCGTTATGACACTTGGGTCGCTTACGACACACAAGGCGAACTACTTGGCGTACGGGGCTCCCGAGCCGAGGCAACCAGCCTTGTCCGTATCAAAACAGGCGTATGGCGATGACACCGTACACAGTTACTTTCATAGCCGACCACTTCACGATGAATGTCGGCGTAGAACTTGACTTACTAGAACCAGACATCGCTGATGCTGACAACGACAAACTAGAAACAGTCGCCACAGACCTCGCCAAAAATATGATGCTGTACCACTACGGCATTGACATCTCAAAGTTGTGCGACACGGTGGAAACAATCCGAGGGTAGTCTCCCTACGCAGCCCCGGCTTACGCTAATGTCTGGGTATGGACGACGAATTGCTATCTCAACGATTGGATAGATTAGAGCGCGAGATTGTTTTGCTTCGTCAAACGCTGAACGAGATCAAGGGAATGCTCGCTTCACTATCATCGGGGCTAGACCTGCAGGTGCGGAATGCTGGCACGGCTCAGTTCAATCAAGGCAAGACCATTGGTGAGATGCATCGCTGGTCTGAGGGTCTCGACTAACTCTCAACCTCTACTAGAGGGTTATGCTAATACTTGTAGGCTACAACAGTATGTTTGTGTTTAACATAATTTGACATACTGACGCTACTGTCGCCGAGTCTTTTTTCTAACTTTGAGTCGGTGTCATTTCTAACTCCGAGTGGCAGGCCGTAGCCTCCGAGTAACTTCTGACGGTCGGGCCGCCCTGCTCAGACGAGTTCGTACCATGTCCAACTTGGCGAGAAAGACCCCTTGCGCCCGTAGTCAATGGCGTTGATTGACTTGAGCGTGTTTTGGAGTCGCATCACTTCTTCTTGATCAAGTGGCAGGGCGTGAGTATGGACATCAAAGACCGAGTGGAGAGTTTTCCAAACTTTGGCGATGAGTTCGCATTCGGTGAGTATCTGTGATTGGGTCTTGTTCGGTCCGAGGTGAGCAGGGAGTAGGGCGCAAACAGCGTGAGCGTCTGCGACGAGGGCTTCGGTTTCTGTGGTGGTGAGCATCGTTGTCATGGGGAGTATCCTATCAGTTGGGTTGCCCGAAAGCAACTTTTCCGTGTTGTGGGTTGGTGAGGTCTGAGTAGCGAGGTCCGCAGGCGCAGTCGGTGAGACCGAAACTTGCGCCTTCAGAGACGAGCGCCATAAGGGCAGGGTAGAGATCGTCGGCGATACCTGACCAGAGATCGTCGCCATCGGTGCCCCACTGGGCGAGGGCTTCAAGAAGATCACGGGCGTGAGCGACTGCCTTCTCGTATGGTTGAGTGTTCCAAACATTTGCTTCTGCAAAGCAGTCAGCGGTGTTTTTTGTCATGTCAAGTACTCTACAGGATAGTTAGTCTAAAAGCAAGTTATTCTGTGTGACTTTTATCACACAAATAAAGCAAATAGAGGTTGCGGTTTACAGTAACAACCATTAGAATGACTCTTATGAAAACACTAGAACTCACAGAGCAAAACAAGACATACATCTACAAGACCCACGAGGAAATCCTTGCGGGTTTGAAGGCTTGGGAAGCCATTGACAACTACTTGCCACTGGCAACGCCCAACGAACTAAAGCGAGCCATTGGCTTGGCTATTCTTGGCGGTCTCAATATGACCAAAGAGATGGTTCGTATGGCTGATGAAGCCGTCGTCATTGGTAGAGGCTAAAGCAACCTCCTCCGTAAGGGAGAACCCCCACGGCTGGTCCCTTGGGCTGTCGTGGGGTTCTTTTGTATACCGACACACCTCCACCTACCAGCCCCGCAGTTTACGAAACGGGCGAACGGATGTTCGGCGAACAAATGTTCGGGGCTACCGAGGGCGGAACGACAAAGAGTCCCTCACCACTTGGGCGAAGGACTCCTTGCTTGTGATGTGGGGGCGCTGGCTCCGACCTGCAAACCACACCGACCCTATGACACTACCACCAAACTCTCAGGTGATAGCGTAGCAAACCCTCAACCTCTACTTGAGGGTCAGCAGGCGACCGCCTTGCCCGCACGGTCACGGTCTGAGGTGAAGGTGGCGTGAGCCTTGACGACGGTGGCGACGAACTTGCCGACGCTAGCGAGGTGAAGGTTGCTGTAGAAAATGCCGAAGGGAACGAAGTAGCAGTAAGTTCCGCCTGAACGGTACTGAACTTGTACCCACACCTGCTCAGAGGCAACATTGGGGCTGAAAGTGAACTCAGCGATGGCAGTAGAGCCCTCGCAATCAACCGTCATTGCTTCGCTGGTAGGGACATATTGGTATTTGTGTTGTGTTTTCATAAGTAGTACTCTATCGCCAATACTACCCTGACACAACCTTATTCTATGTGACATTTTTCACTCACAATAAAGTTGCTTTTATGCTAATAATCTGATAGAATGCCCGAAATCTGGCCGGCCACCCAACCGCGCGAGTCTAGCAGAACTATTAGCCTATGTCAAGTATTTCCTATGTGACATTTGACCTAGCGATAAAGTTGCAATCACCCCCAAAGACCGATAGAGTAACACTTATGGAAATCACCGACATCATCACCGAAATGTTTGACGAAATGTTTGACTCAGAAGAAGACGACATGAACGAAGACATCCGCCTCGGACTCGCCATTGACCCTGACCTCGCCCTCCGCAAGGACGGCAAGTTCTACCGAGTCCGCCGAAGCAACCGCCAATACGAAGACTGAAAGGCACGATCATGGAAACAGAAGAAGACACCATCCCCTACGAAACCTGCGAGGACTGCGAACACCTCCGAGGCAAAATCCGCCCATTGGGTGCGTGTGACTGCTGAAAGGTACACTCGGAAGATGACTGACATCCCCGATGGCACCCCAGTAGACATTTATTGGAACCTCCACAAGAAGTGTTTTTCCGTCAAGTCGCGCGCTCGGGGCTCCTACGGACGAGTGATAGCACACGCCCAAAACATCGGCTTAACCGCAGTTACCCTCATCGTCTCAGAGAGAGGCAGACAGCGAGTCCTGCGAGAGCAACGCAAGAATGTACACGCCTACCTCAGAGGAGTATGGACAGCCACACCCTCCACTGGGACAGTCCCGGTCGCCTACAACCCCTACGCCCATACCACCTTTATGTCCGCTGACCAGCCAATACACCAAGCCAAGACACTCACAGGCACAATCCATAACGGACACCCGAAGGTACTTGTTGGCCAGTGATAGCACGGGGCTCCGCCCGCATCAACAATGCGCACCTTTTACCCACCCATAAACCCGCAGTTTATGACACATTCACCCCGCAGTTTGTGACACAACCAACCCGCCCCCTAAAAATACTTATTATTCTTTTGACAAACACTTGACAAACACTCCTAAAGGCGATATACTAACACTATGAACAAAACAACCACTACAATCACCAACACTTGTATTTGTGTTACCTTCAACGACGACTCAGGCGACTGGGAAGAAGCGCCCGAATGCTGGGGAGACTGCTGGACTGACCAAGTTGAGCATTTTCAGGAAATCACGGAACACTTGTTCACCGAAAACAACCAAGAGTTTCGTATTGAGGGATTCCCACGCTGGGACGGACCAGTTAGCGGAACATTCCACGCCCGAACACCCGAAAAACTGCTGGAGTCAATCACGCCTGACCGCACAGAATGGCGCTTGGAACTCACAGTCCACGAAAACCACCTGACAGGCGCACTCTCGCACCACGACGGAAGCGGAACAATCACCGTCACCCCCATCGCCCAAGAGTAAAAACGCACCAGTAACAAAGCAACGAAAACGAAATCCGTATCAGAATCTACCTAGGGAGAGAGAGACATGAAACAGCCAGAGAGTCCCGCAGTCACACAAGACTCAGAACAACCAATAACCGTACATATCGCACCGAACCCACACACCGCAACCCAACGCACCCGTAACCGCATTAGGGAACACGGACCACACTTCATACACACACCAAACAACAACAAACCAGACCACATACTCCTCACGGGGCTGCGGGAACCGCACTGGCAGGGCTGGCTAGCAGTCGGGGAGATACACATTACCCAACCGCCTACAAAGTAAGATAAACACCATATCACTAAAAAAGATACCCTATATCTCTAAAACAGATAACCCCACTACAAACCATAGAACCCTTTCCACCACCGTGACTCCTTGAAGAAAAACCAACCATCCTCAGAAAAGGATTAAAAACCACCCCCAAAGACCGTCTTTGTCTGCGTTCTGAAACTTTTTTGAACTTTTGTTATTGTTTGTGACTTGTTTCATATAGGTTATTTGTGTATTAGGTTGACATTTGTTTTGTGTTGGGGTAGAATATGTGTATGGATATGGAGATGCTTGAGCGTGTGCGTGTTGGTGTGGGTGATCAGGTGCGTGTTGATGCGCCCGTGACGCTGGTGTTTGTGCGTGATGGGCGTGAGTTTCAGCGTGTGTCGCTCCGTGAGCGTGGGACTTTTCTGCGTCGGGTTGATGGTGTGCGTGTGTTTCGGGTGGTGGAGTGAACTTACCGCTGGTAAGTAACGGCGAGTAGCCCCGAACACCTGTTCGCTTTTATGCCGGCGCCGGGACTGTGTTGTCTGTTGGGCGAATGTTAAGTGAATGGGGGGTTTGGTTTATATTCCCCTGAGGGGTTACCAATGGCTGACGGGTCGCCCGATGAAGTTGCCTTCGTGGTCGTAGCACCCGTTGTCGGGGTCTAGGTAGCCCTGAGCGTCGTAGCGGTCTGGGTCGTTGAGGTCGTTTTCGTTTTCCATAGTGTTAGCATAACGGCCATTGGCCAAAATAGCAAGTCATATTTGTGTGACTTATTTCATAGTAGGATAGGTTGCGTTTCTTGTATCAAGACGATATACTAATACCTATGACAACCACACACGCCGAGCGTTTCTCGCAGGCCACCCGTACCGACCGTGACCGCAAGGTCACCTATGCGTGGAACTCCCCCACGATGGATATACGACACGGGGGAGACACAACCCCCTATGGTGAGCGTGTAGAAATATCGTTCGCCCACGACGGCAAGCGCAAGCGTTACACGGCAACTGCCCGCCTCGTTCACTACTTCTATAGTTCAGGGATGTTGTGTACGATGTACGGTCTGTTTGACAGCAAGTTCCCTGCGGTCGTATTCCATAGCGAGTCAGTCGCCCGATATGGCGACAAGTCGTTCGCCAAGTTTGAGGCTGAGTCCATTGCCCTCGTCAACGATTTTGAGGCTGATTTCGTCTCCTCAGTCAATGACCTAGACGCTGAGTCCATCGCCCTAGTCAATGACCTAGACGATGCTGATACGCCCCTAGCGAGGTTGCTGGCAAGACTCGCAGGCTGGTGAGTCAGGCCAATGCCCCTGCCCTACACGGGGTGGGGGATTAGCCGTCTAGACAGTCCCGTATTAAAGCAAAGAGATAAGTCGGTAGCGGGACTCCGGCACGCACCCACTAATCGTTGCTTTTGTATTAGCGGGCGTTTTTGTTGGCGGGTGGCTGGGGGTTTCCCCCCAGTTCGCTCTTAGCGGTGGTGGCGTTCTAGCCAACCCTCGTACTCGTTCTCGCTCATGTGTAGAGTCTTGGGTAGTTCCAAGAGTTCTTGGTAGCGGACGAGATAGGCGGCGATGTCAGCCTTTGCTTTGTCCTTGGCTTCACCTTCAAGGGTGTCGTACGCCTCGCATAGGGCGATGAACTCTTTGTGGTCATTTACCTGCGCTGTGCGCTCGGCTTGTGTCTTTGTCATGTGTATTAGTATAGCGAGTGTTTATGTATTTGTCAACCTTTGTGTGGTTTTGTGGATGTGTCGTGTGTCACATGGCCGGAGAGGTATAAGTGTAGAGTCTACTTTTTGTAGCCGGCAAGGGGTTGTTGTTTTTTGTTTGTGGGTGTGGGGGGTTGTGTGTGGGTGTGGGTGTCGCGCTGCCGGGGCTGGTCGGTGGCGGGGTACAAGAAACCCCCACGACGGGTCGAAGTTGTCGTGGGGGCTCTTCCTTGCGGTCTATGTGTGGGTCAGGCGAACGGGTCGTCGTCGTCTGCGTCTGCTTCGTTGATTTTACTCAACTCTACCCACGCCTTGTTGATTGCTTTGAGTTGCTTTTTGGTCAGTCCCTCGCTGTATGCGAGTTTTGACAAGTTGGTGTTTGTTTCTACGATAAGGTCGTAGGTTTCCTTGGCGATAAGCCCTTGTGGTGTGTATTGTGCTGTAGTTGTTTTGTTCATATGATTAGTCTATCGTGTATGTGTGGTGTTGTCAAGTGTTTTGGTTGGATTTGTTTGTGACTTATGTTACGGTTGGATTTGTTTGATTGGCTTGACATTGTAAGCGTCAGGTGGTAGTGTAATGGTTATGTTTGTGTACGACCCCACCAGCAAGCCAGCATGGGTTTGCGAAATAGGGGTTGACAAGCAAGACGAAAAGGTGTAGGTTGAGGGGTATGACTACCCGTAAAGAAAAATACACATACACCACTCACGAACAATGGCGAAGGGGCGATTACAAATTAGGTCCTATCCCGGGGCCCCTAGAAAAACAAATCGTCCTACTGGAGCGTGCTGTTTTCGAGTTATACGATTGGATCATGGAAGACTTAGGCTGGGATAACTCAACAAGTATCTCTGACCGCTTGAGCGATCAAGTAAATCAAATTGCCCAGAGAGCATACGACAGGGGCTGTAGCGAGCAAATTGCCCAAAGAGAAGCCCAAAGAGCACACGACAGGGAACATCGCTAGAATGAATAAATATAGATTTGCTTTTGTCTATGACCGCTTAATGAAAGGTTGGTCGGCAGATATTGCTGGACTAGTTGCTCGGGTGGTTTTTCCATTCGATGACTCTCCAGTGCCTCCACGATCATTAGAAAAACAAGTTAGAAAACGCTCCCGCAAGTTCGCCAGAGAAGCACGCAAGGCGAAACATGATCAAAATCTAAGTTTGTCTTTAGCGATTTCTGTTGCCGAAGACTACGTCAATATTGCTCGTCAGAATGATTCAGAGTACTTTGTTAACTTGTGGCAAAACCTCAAAGATCAAATTGATGAACTACTCAACTCCTTTGAATAAGCGAGGAAAACATTGGGACAACAAGGGGATCGGCAGAAGAGCATCCTCTCACTCGTAGATGATGAACTGATCCTTGACTTCCCCTACGACAAGAACCAAGTCGCAGAGATCAAAGCAATTGACGGGGCTAAGTGGGACAAAGTAGCGAAGGTGTGGAGAGTCCCAGCAAAGAGCCTCACATTCATTCGTGACTTCGCAATCAAACACGACTTCGTCATAGCCGACGAAATACTCGTATTCAATACACCGACGCACAGAAACCCTGGCGATGGCATGAGCATCAAAGGGAACTTCGTCTTTCTTTCGTTTCGCTACGACCCTGTAATGATTCGCTCAGTCAAACAGATTGAAGGAATAACTTGGGACACGAAGAGCAAGGCGTGGAAAGCCCCGTTGACCTCACTAGAGACAGCGATTAAGTGGGCGACAACTTTCCGACAGAATGTTCCCGAAGAAGTTACTGTTCTTGCTGACAAGATGAAGGTGGAACTCAATGTCCTCATTGATGCAAGCCGTTCTACAGATGCTGAAATCAATATTCCTACCCTCAATGGGACACTCCTTGCTTACCAGAGAGCAGGAGTTGCTTACGCCTCGCATGCACGGAGAGTTTTTATTGCAGACGAAATGGGACTGGGCAAGACCATTCAAGCAATGGCAACCCTAGAGTCACTACATCTACGGTCTGAAACAGAGGACACAGCCCCGTGTTATCCCGCCGTTGTTGTTTGCCCTTCAAGTCTTGTACTGAACTGGAAGAAGGAATACAACAGGTTTTTCCCTGAACGAATCGTGGAAGTCATCAGGGATCGTAAAACGATTCCAATGTTCGGAACATACGATGTCGTTGTCGTTGGATATCCTAACATAACGGCGTGGGAAAAGCAACTCTACAACCACAATTCTTACGTGTTTGATGAGTCGCATTATTGCAAATCTCCTGATGCACAACGCACAAAGTCCGCAAAGAAGATGACTAAATCAAACAAGAGTGCAGTTGTTCTCTGTCTCACCGGGACTCCAGTCACGAACCGACCCGCCGAATACGCACCACAACTAGATATTCTCGGTCAGTTGGATAACTTTGGTGGGCTGTGGGGTTTTTATCGTCGCTACTGCGGAGCACACAAAGACAAATGGGGACAATGGCACCTTGAGGGTCACTCCAACCTAGAAGAACTCAATGAGAAACTTCGTTCAGTTTGTTACATCAGAAGAACAAAAGACCAAGTCATGACTGACCTTCCTCCAGTAGTGCATGCGCCCATAACGGTAGAGGGTTCTCCGACGGCAATGAAAGAATACGCAAAGGCTGAAGCAGACATTATTGCGTACCTTGTTGAACGAGCAAAGCAGATTGCTAAAGAACTCGGCTTGCCAATCGGGGCTGCTGCGGTATCGGCTCGTCTCAGAGCAGAAGCGAATGAACATCTAGTAAAAATGAGTGTTCTTCGTAAGATTGCCGCACGAGCAAAGATGCCCGTCGTAGAAGAATGGATCAAAGAACGAGTTGATCAGGGGAGAAAAGTCGTAGTCGCCGCCCACCACAGAGACATCGTTAATGAGATAGCGAATCGTTTTGGTGGTTTGAAGATTCAAGGGGGGATGGATGTCAATGATGTTGAGGACGCTAAACATAAGTTTCAAACTCTTTCGTGCGACGAAGCCCCGGTGATCGTGCTGTCTATTCAGGCAGCGAAGACTGGACATACACTCACAGCCTCACAGGAAGTTTTGTTTGTTGAGTTGCCTTGGACTCCAGCGGATGTGGATCAGACTTATTCTCGGTGCCACCGTCTTGGGCAGTTGGGTTCCGTTACTTCTACTTACATGATGACGAGCGGAACGATTGATGAAGACATCTACGCCCTTATTGAGCAGAAGCGAAAGATTGTTAATGTAGCAACTGAAGGCGACATTGTCTTTGACGATAATGATGCATCAAATATTATTTTCAAATTAATTGAAGAATCTTTGTATATACATTGACATTCGTTGGAGAGTACGGTAGTATGTACCAAGAGGGAAACCCCCATCTCCCTCGTAAGCGTTGAGCCCCACTCGTCACCCCCCGACAAGTGGGGCTCCGCATTTAACCAGGCTGATCAGTAACTGTCGGCGATGTCGTTAAAGTTGATGGGTGCCGGGGCTTCGCCACAGGGCCACTCTGCGGAAGTAGTTTCAGAAAGAACACTACATACAGAACACTCAACGACCTTCCCTAAGTTAGCAATACCAAAGCGTTGTTCAAGATCAACAGTGCGCCAAGTGTGTGTTAGGAAGTTCTTTTGAGCATCTTCCTTACTCCCCTTGAAAGGAGGAACCATCTTCATAATGCGACCCCAAAAGCGAGACATTATTCTTCCTTTAGTTCCTTTACTTCGGCGACTTTCTTTTGTTCCATGACTTCATCAACGATGATATTCGCGTAACGACGACGAAGGCGCCAAATCTTCTTATTTAATTCAATCATTGCTTTTGTATTGCGGGCTTTCTCAACAATCTCATCGTCGTAAGTCCCGTGTCGCTTGAATAGTGAATTATCAAAATCCGATGCTTCAAATATAATGTCAGACACCCAATTGGCTTTCAAGTCCATCTGGCTCATTACATTGCAGAGTCCCTCGCTACCAAACTCATCGTGAACGCGAGCAACAAGGATTGCACATAAATGGTCTCGGTAAAGAGTATTGGCATCACGGTGTTGGCTTAAGAAGTCGCCTAAAAAATCAAGCATCTCCCCCCGTGTCATTTCTTCATCTTGTTCGTCGGAATTCTCGTCCATGCGAACACCATCCTCTCATAAAATGAGTCTCAGTACATTGTCGCATATGAGGGATCAGATTAGGGACAGGATTGCAGACTGCGTTTCGTGCTTCTTCTTGGTGACCCATGAGTTTGGGTCCATTGATGACATGGCTCGTTCTGTGGGTTTTGCATCACGATAATGATCAAAGTATTCGGCGACCGTGTTATACACAGCCCAACCGTTATATCCAAAGCCTCCAGCATTTTTTGCTGACGGATACAAGCCACGAACAACTGAGATAATTTCTTCACGATTTGTTTTTTGACGATCCGTTTCTCCCTTTTGTGTTGGGAATACGGTGTTGATAATTTTGTCCAGGCTATGTGATCTGTCGGGAATATTAATTGAGAGCATAAGTTCTGCTGTTCGTTGAAATTCTTCTGCCCATTCTGTTGACAATTCCAAAACGCTCTTTGCCTCACTGATCGCGGCGTCTTGATTGCGTGTGTGGCGCGCGGTGAATACACGAAGTGCCGACTTCATCCCAACCATGACTGTGTTTTTGCATACCGCACGAACGGAAGTATTTGCATATGTAATTGGGGTCTTGCCATCATGACCATTACGTACAAGAAGAAAACGTTCAATTTTGTCGTTGACTCCCGTTGGATCGATGATCAGTCCACCAAGGTCAATTGAAGCGAAGAATTCGCGACCACCCTTGAGCACACCACATGTATCTACAATTGCGTCGCCTCGTGAGTTGACGATATCTAGGGCTCTATTAAGGCAGTCAAGGTTTTGCTGAACGACGTAGCGTGTGCCCACGGTGGACAGGGCGTCATAGGTTCCGTCTTTATTAATGCGAACAGTTGCGCGACTATCCTCAACCATGAGTGGTTTCCCATCAAGGTCAAGAATTACCTGTCCGTCCACATCAACGGCAGCGACTCCAGCAATAGCCACGTGGAAATCGGCATCAGCGGCTTCCAGCATTGCTTCTGCAGTTTGGAGCCCTTTCATGGGCGTCCCAAGACGGTGCCATGGGACCTCGTGGTCCGCATAAGCCATACGGATTTTGCCCGCTCTTGTTGAATCTAGTTCGTGTGCCATGTTCTTACTCCTTGGATAAATCTCTTTGGAACACTTTAGCGCACAACGAACAGATTGTCAACCTCCTTAGGTGGATTTATTTAAAACTTTTCTATTCCGAATACCAATAACTGCAGGCAAATCAAATCCTGCATCATGGCGCTCCATCTCGGTTTCTCCGCCCCAGAAGCCGTATTCGTGATTATTCCTGCCGTACTCTCTGCACTCTATAGATACGGGACATTGCCGACAAATCATGGCGGCTTCGGCTTCACGGCGAACTCGTGCTTCTGGTCTTTCTGCAACTCTGGGAAAGAATAAGTCTAATTTTCCACGACAAATAGCAAGTTCAAACCATTCTGTGTTTATTTTGGTATTTATTGTCATGCTTAAAGAATAATGAAACTAAACAGAAAAAGCAATAGTACTTATCAATCTTCTGCTTGACGATCCATTTCTTTCTTGAGGGATTCCCACTGGCGATGCCATGACTTTGCTTCGTCTTCGGCATCCCATAGATACGGGGCTGAGACGAGCCTCCATGTGATGTAACCAGACAAAACACCTGCTAGGTAGAAAACGAGGGACATGAGGCACCGCCTTTATTTAGTAGTTGGGACTTTCTAACGCTTCCCTTAGCGCGCTCTCTATGTAGTGCTTGGCAGCAGCGTTCATTATTGACGACGCCAAAGGTTCATCAATACTACACACCAATTCCCCATCACTAGCGTATATCTTGAGACTATTTACGCCGTCAAGTTCGTCGGCTACAGATTCAAGGAATTCGGGAGTGATTTTGACCGCATACGACATTTCTTCCGCTCCCCGCATAACAAAGGCAAGGGAGCGTAAAGTCTGGGCAGTGGATTCTTTTTCTTCGTTACTCATCACTCAGTAACTTAGCACCTAGTTGCCCAAGGTCGCCATCCGCACTTGTTGTGCTGTTGGCTATAGTTCCACATCGCCAGCCCCGCACGAAGGTTTACTTCAGGAATAAACAAGTCTTCGCAGGTATTGAGTATTCCCTTTGCCTGAAGCCAGCCAGTTGGGTTGTATTTATTTTTCTTGCACCAATAGCCGTTGATTTGAATAAGCCCGCGACTTCCGCCGTTAGGGTCAGTCTTATTGAAAGACATCGTGTTGCAACGCGATTCACGGTACATGACGAAACTCAACTTCTTCCAATGTGCTTCGGTCCAGCCAACTGAAATAGCAAGGTCGTGATACTCACCGCATCTGCCATACATGAAGCGGGCTAGTTCGGTCCAGTTGACTCCCGAAAGGTCAATGGGGGCAACAGTCTCCGTGGGCTTCTCTGCTTTAACTTTCCCGCCCTCGGTCCCGCAGGTAGCGACGACCACAACAAGGAAAGCCAAACTAACTCCTATAAACCATTTATGAAATAATCTCATTTTGTTTCCCCTCACTTGCATTTCCGTGACCAAGGGATGAATCCACAGCCCTTGTGGTCGTCGTACCATCTATACATTTCCCACGCCCAAGCAAAGTTGTAGGCAGGAATATTAACTACTTCCCAAGTGCCGTACTTTGCTTCAATGTCATCAAGCCAAACTTTGTTGATTTGGAGAGGTCCTCGGTCGTGACCATTCCATTGCGGGTGACCTTCAATGACATTCTCGCAACGAGACTCGTTCCACACTTCACGGAGAAGTTCGGGGAGTAGATGCCAAGGCCATCCAGCATCAAGTGCCGTTTGAGCCCATTCTTGACAAGGCACATCGGCAGGAAGTGTCGGCAGAGAGAAGCCTTCAGGGAGCGTGACCACAGTCGTTGTAGTGACTGGAACAACAGTTGTCGGCGGTGTCGTTGTTGAGACGGCAGGGGCGACAGTTGTCGTTACTGATATCGCGCTTTGTTCTTCCTTTCCTTGAGCATTAACTCCTACTGCAAGAGTGAGAAGTATGGCGGGTATTGAAAATAGAAGTCTTAGCGGATGATTCATTTGTCTCCTGTGTTTGGTGGATACGGCTGGAGACTTGGTCCCCGTGTGGCAAACACTAGCAGGTGCGCCATCTAAATATTACCATTTGATTACGAAATAGTGAACCACTTGGGGTGATTTTACAAATTTGTGTCGCTGACCAGGGGTTCTGCAGTCTTGGAATCTATGAAATTTTTGGCGTCAACCATCTGACAGCGGAGGGTGAAAGTATTATTGTCACCGATTTCTTCAACTTTAGCGTTGAGACTATCCAACACCCAGTCGGCAAAATCCTCTGCTTGGACATCTGCTTCCTCAATCTCTGAAGCAGTCCAGTCGCCTGGGTCGTTCATATCAAGGAATAATTGTTTGATATGCCCAATAAGGGCGAGTCGTACTTCGTGTTCTGTTTTCATCTCACTATATTATCATACTCTCCACAATAAGTCAAGTGGAAAATAAATAAATAAATCTTCATTTAGTCTTGCACTGTTTCTCCAACTGTGATAATTTCGTCACCGATGGGGCGCAGCCCCGAACACGAGGAGAGAGAAAAATGAGCCAATCACAGTCAACACTGATTGGGAATGTCACTTCCGACCCAGAACTAAAGTTCTTGGCAAACGGACAAGCAAAACTGACATTCTCAATCGCCGTCAACCACTACTGGACAGACCAGGCGGGCGAAAAGCAGGAAAAGGCTTCCTTCTTTAATGTCGTTGCATGGCGCTACACAGCAGAAGACGCAGCAAGCATCCTTGAAAAGGGAATTGGACTAATCGTTACTGGTCGCCTTGAACAGCGTTCATGGGAAGCAGACGATGGAACCAAGCGTTCAGCCATTGAACTTGTCGCAGACAATATCGGTATTCAGGCTCGCTCAATCGAATCATTTGAGCGCAAGCGTCGTAGCGCAGAAGGCGGGACTCCAGCAAAGAAGGCAACATCGCCACGACTTGCAACCGTTCCGACGATCACTGAAACCGAGGAACCATTCTGATGGAAAATAAAAAAGGAAAGGGACGCCCTCGCCTCGTTGATAACGAGGACTCACGAAGAGTGACCCTTACATTCCCTCAGTCATTAGTAGAGAAACTTTCAAGCGAAGCAAAGTCACGAGACATTTCTTTCGCTGCACTCATCCGAGAAAAAGTTTCCATTTGACAAAACTGTCAATAAGTGTTACCATGAGAGAACACTTGACAAAAGAACTACTGCCACATATCCGCAGTATACGAAAGACTGATTTGTCCACTAACAGGTGAACCAATTACGGAAAGTCTTTCGGAAAAGAACCCGCCTCACAAGGGCGGGTTTCTTTTTTATATCCACCACTTGTTCTGCGTATTGTTCTATGATCTTGATCGATGAGTAAGCGCCAAGCACCAAAGAAATTGATTAAAGAAATCAAGAAGACTGGCGGATGGGGAACAACAAAGTACGAACATGTTCTTGAGTGTGGTCACTCGGAAATTCTTCTTCGTGCATCACGCGCAATAAAGATTGCATGCAGTTGGTGTGTTAAAGCACAAGAAAAAAATGAAGAGTTAAAAAATCTTTCACTTCCTAGCCCCGAGATACTTGACTTTGATGAATCAATGAGCCAACATGAAATAGAACTTGCAAAGGTGAAAGCATCACTTGCGTCAGTTTTTGGTATACCGCTTGAAGCGATACAACTCAACTCAAACGACGTGACAGGAAATTTGCAAATTGGTTCGGCTTACATATTTCTTTCTGCAAGAGATGTACGGCGCATGACAAACGGATGGGGAAACTAATGGAAGCAGTGGCATCAGCGCCGCCGAGTAACGGGGCTTGCGTGGGTCAGCCAATAGGTATTTGGTTTCCCAACCTAAATGTCTACGAAGCAAGCCTAGAAGAAATTCGCGAAGGAAGAAAGAACATGAAAGAAGCAATACGGATTTGCTCAACATGTGGCGTCCGTGTTCAATGTTTGGAATACGCACTCTCTTGGGAGCGACATGGTATTTGGGGCGGCACCTCTGAATCTGAGCGAGAATCAATCCGCAGAAAAAACAAGATTCCATTCCTCCGTCCATCAATTCAAGAACTAAGTTTGGGTTTTAATCGTGCAACAACACACTGAAGAATTCATTAGCCGACTGAGCGGAGTAAAGGAAACGAGTTCGGGGTGGGATGCTCGTTGTCCATGTCGTAACGACGACAATAATCCATCAATGAGTGTTAGTGAATCAGGCGACGGATCAATTCTTGTTTACTGTCATCGGGGCTTGGGATGCGGAGCGAAAGAGATTTGCGAAGCAGTTGGTCTTACGCTTTCTGATTTGATTTCACCTGAGCGTCGCACGCAGTCATACGAAAAGTTTTTAGAGGACCGCCCCAAAAAAGAAACAAAGGTGAAACCGCCTTTGAAGATTAAACCTAAATCAAAATTGACATTGACAAATGAATACGACTACACCGACGAGTATGGCAACTTGCTTTTTCAGAAACTTAGATTTGTTAACGAAGATGGTCAGAAAGAGTTTCGTCAACGCAAGCCTGATGGTGCGGGCGGTTTTGTTTACGCACTAGGCGACACTCCTAAGGTTCTTTATAATCTTCCAGCAGTTATTGAAGCAAAGAAAAAAGGAAAGACCATTTGGGTTGTTGAAGGTGAAAAGGATGCCGAGACTCTAATCGCCTTGGGTGAAGTTGCTACCACAATGCCCGGCGGGGCTGGTAAGTGGCTTCGCATTCATACCGAGGCGCTCGCAGGAGCAACCATAGATATTGTTGCGGATAACGATGAAGTCGGTCGGAAACACGCAGTCGCAGTCAAGAATGAACTCAAAGAAGCGGGTTGCGATGTTCAGGCGTGGGTATGTCCAAGAGAAAAGGACATCACCGACTTCCTTCTTACTGGTGGAGACACCATGGACCTGGCAGTTCTTGTACCTGAAGATATTGATTGCATCCCACTAGAGGAAACGCCCGAAGCAGAGTACGAAGAAGAAGTAGAGCCACCACAAACAACAGAAACAGTAGATGAGCGACCCTTGACTAAGGTTGAAGAAACCGTAGAGCGTTTGCGACTTCTTCTTTCCAAAGATGACATGTCCGCCAACGCTATTATTAATCGTGCAAATCTTCTGATTTCTTCTGCTGGCTCCGACGCCCCGCTAAACCCTGGTCGCATGGTTGATTGGCAGTCTTTCGTTAATGAATCAAGCGACGATGCTTACGATTGGGTGATCCCAAATCTATTAGAGCGTAGAGAGCGAGTTATTGTTGTTGCTGCCGAGGGGGTGGGAAAAACGATGCTTGCTCGTCAGGTTGCGATCTTGACCTCTCTCGGCGTTCAGCCTTTCACTTTCCAAAGAATGAATCCGATCAGGACCTTGACCATTGACCTCGAAAACCCTGAGAGGATCATTCGTCGTTCGTCGCGAAGCATATTCGGGGCTGCGTTGTCATATGGGTATGCAAAGAAATCTTTGGCAGAATTGGTCATCAAGCCAGATGGACTAAATCTTCTTTTGGCGACTGATCGGCTGTTGCTTGAGTCATATCTTGATCGGGCAAAGCCAGAACTTCTGATTTTGGGTCCTCTGTACAAGTCATTCATTGATCCTGGCAATAGAACTTCTGAAGCAGTGGCTATTGAAGTTGTCAGATACCTTGATACTTTGCGTGCGGTATATGGTTGCGCCTTATGGTTAGAGCACCACGCTCCTCTTGGGGAGTCCCAGACGTCCCGCAACTTGCGCCCGTTTGGTTCGGCTGTTTGGTCTCGTTGGCCAGAATTCGGCATATCTTTACAACAGGACCCTACTTCTATGGGAGAATATGTCTACGATGTAAAGCATTTTCGTGGAGAACGAGATGAGAGACATTGGCCCCTAAAGATGAAGCGAGGTAAAAAGTTTCCCTTTGAGACTTTGACCTTTAAAGAACCGTTAAGGTAGGTGCCCTCATGAGTGAAGGCGGAAAAGTAATGACAAGAGAGTTCCTCGCCGAGAGGGATTCCCGTATCTTCAAGATGCGTCAGGCTGGCGTTGCTACTTCCGATATCGCTAAAAGGTTCGGCGTTAGTGTCAGTGTAGTACAAAAAGCCATCCAGCGTCAACTAGAAAAACTAAATCGTGAAACTTTGATGGCATATCCAGAGGTTTTGCGACTAGAACTAGAGCGCCTAGATGCACTTCAGTCTGCTCTCTGGCCAATGACTCAGCACCGCAAGATAAGAACAGACGACGGGACCGAAATACAAGTAGAGCCAGATATGAAGGCAGTACAGACCGTTCTTTCTATTATGAAGCAACGCTCATTACTTCTTGGTATGGAGCAGAATAATGTCAGTATCCAGATGGATGTCACCCAAAGAGACTCCATTAAGTCCACAATTGTCGGTGAGACGGAAGCCAAGCCACTCAGCCTATTCAACCCAGAAGCAGAAGCACGGGGCTTACTGGAGGTTATGGGTCGCTCTGGAGTGATTTCACAGGAGATGATTGACCAACTGCTTGGAGAAAGAACAGTTACTGACGCAGTAGAGGTACTTGCGCTAGAGTCAGGGGTGGAGGTTATTGAATCATGAGCGAAGATAACAATATTCAGGCGGCAGTAGATAAACTTGCAGAAACCATGGATACAACCATTAGTGCGGGGATCAGCGATGACGACGGCCCCGCTGTTGCGCAAATCATCGTACGAGCAAACTCAAACGACCGTGAACGATGGAAAACCGCAGCCAACAAAGAGGGAAAGAGTCTCGCTCAGTTCATTCGTGATGTAATGAATGCAAAAGTAATAGACATTCTTGACTGTTCGCACCCTACAAACATGCGTCGCTATTATCCGTGGGCTGAATTTTGCCTACGATGCAATACCAGAATCAGAGGCTAGCACTACGAATTTTGCGTAACTTGATCCTACGAGCCGCGGGATTGAGTTTCATTGCTTCCACCTCTGCTAGTCGTCTCTTGAGATCAGCGATGGCTACACTTCCGTCGCGTCGCTTTGCTACGCTAGTGGCTCCCCAAATACCAAAATTCTCTTTATGAACAATGGCGTGTTCAAGACATTCAAGAGAGACAGGGCAGGATAGGCATATTTTCTTGATGTGCTTTGTGGCTCCGCCTGGCTCAGGGAAAAACAACTCAGGGTCCAGCCCCCTACAAGCCGCCTTACTAACCCACTCTGCACGAGTACTGATAAGGGTAGTAATGATGTCTGTTTCCATACATACATACTACCGCCTATCAGCACCGATGTCAAGTTTTTATTGTTATTTTATTGGACAAGCACCAGTAGCGCAGTCGTCCAACTCAACCAACCCGTCAAATGCAGGACGGTGCAACGGGACTGAGAAGTCAATCTTACTCAAAGTCTTCTCATACATTTCCTTTGTGCATTCTTCATACGGAGGAAGTGGGAAGTTGTGGTCAGTGTGTAGGAGGAAGGAAACTGACTTAACGGAGTCATCGTAGTTCTTTGACAACCATTCCTTGATTTCATTAAGTTCTTCCTTGCGATAGTACACAGTCACCGAAACAGCATTGTCTGCCCATTCGGTCTGCATCTTCTTCACCCACTCTAACTGGGAAACAGCAGTCATATCCTTGGCGAGTACAGAGCCCTCAGGTGACTCGCACGGGAACTCAACAACAAAACGAGTGTGATCTTCCCTACCATCAATACCAACGTCGTACTGCACTCTATAGCCCCGCTTACGACACGCATCAACTAACGGGTCAGAAGAACCGAAACGAACACGGCGAATGTAGTAGGGCGCAAATGCTGGGTGAATACCTGGAGTTACACCGGGAAGAAGAGAAAGAGTCCCTGAAGGCTGAACAGTTGTCAAACGAACAGAAATAGGAAGCCCATTATCTTTTGAATGAACAGCATCAAGACTTTCTAGTGCTACATAAGCATCAGACAACCAAGCAATCTTTTCTGCGGAGCATTGGAGAATGCCAGTAACCGACTGACCAAGACGAGCATTCTTCTGAACAATCTTTGTTGTCTTCTCATACGGATAGTTCATACGAGTAATGCGCTTCTGAGTCTTATAGAGAAGATATGAGATATCGGTCAACTGTTCAAGAGATTCAATATTCGGGAGGAAAATTGTTGAAAGGTTACACGACTCTCCATCGCCAAGAGCAATCTCGGCACAAGGGTTATATCCCTCGATGGTGTTGTCTGGCTTACTAGTCCCGAGTCTTCCTACTTTGCGAGCAAGTTTACGATTAACTAAACCATAAGGTTCGCCAGTTCCGTCGTAGCCCTTCCATAGTTCCGTAGCAATCTCATCGTAGCCATCCGCGTAGATGCTGTTGTTACTGTTTGCTCTCCAAGCGGGAACATTACCTGAACCCCAGTTCTTTGCACGAAGAAACAAAACATCGTCGGGGTCACCAATGGCAATCTGTGCTGAACGGCGCGATGAACCAGAAACAACAATACGACCAATGATGTTGCAGATGTCCAAAACATCAATAGAACGAAGTTTTTTGCCAACACGATTCTCAAGAACTTTACAAATGTCTGCAATGCCGTCAATGAGTGCGCCTGGTCCTGATGCTGTTCCGCCGAACTTCTTCAACGGGGCTCCGTACTCGCGAACAAGAATAGTTGAGTATGTGAATGAGCGACCTGTTTCAAAGTATGACTTCAGTACTGAGTGAAGTAGACGACGCCATCCTTGACGACTATCGGGAACGATGATGTCTGCGTCATTCGTTCGCTCATGAGTAATGCTGACTGCGCTCTTGACTTTAGGAAGGTCATGAATCTTTGAGCGTTCAACCGAGAAGCCCACTCCGCCACCAAGCATGAGATAATCAAAAAGAAGTTCAAAGTCTTCAATCTTCTCAATGTTGGTGAAGTAGCAGTTGTTGAGACTCGTTCCTGAGAACTCTTGTGTGAGCGATGTTCCAAGTTGCCAGAGTGAGCGACCTGAGAAAGAGCAACGCAGGTTGAACATATGATCAAAAAGGCGTTCTGCTTCTTCTTGTGTATACACAACGCCGATGTCGATAGCCCCGTTAATAACGCGTTGCAGTGTGTCGGGAAGTGTTTCGCTGTCTCCGTTTTCTTTCTTGCGACTGTATGTGCGCAGAAAAACGATTTCACCCATTCCGTTGAATCCCCAAGGAGGTGTGATGGATTGGTACTTTTTCTTGTGTTCGTCTGTAATTCTTGCCATGATTTTTCCTTGTGTAGTTTTGGGTAGAAGTAAGATTGTACTTCAGGAAAAAATACGGAAAGTGTCTACTTTAGACCTAATCTTTTTGCTTCACTAAGCGTGATTTTGTCCCCACGCTTGTATATCAGAACACGAGCCTTGGTATATGGAGTAATCTGTCTTTCTTCCCATACCTCTTCTTCAACAAAGTGAAGCGGGACTTCTTTACCTTCTAGGTCTGTCTCAAAGCCAATGATCCTTACTGGCCCTTCTGTTTCGGGCGCAGCACAATCTCCTGTGGGGTGTCCACATACAGGACAGGGTTCCCGATCTGCGGGGAGTATACGAATCCCATCTATTCCGTAACTATTACCGAAGGAACTGAATGATGAGTTATAAAAGACCATAGGGCTAGTATCTCACAACTTTGTTGTTAGCGACTACGCCCCTGTCCGCGATAAGCCTTCTTGTAGTTCTTTGAACTCTTGAGCCTTGCGGAGCCCCGTTTCGCGTGGATGCCTTTGCGTTGGGACGGACTCTCCACGATGTGAACAGTCGTAGGAGATGATTTTGATTTTGAGGGTGCTTTTGCCATAGCCAATATTACCGTATGTAGACTAGGCTAATCTGTCAAGTTTTTAGGTGACTACTTGTGCTTGTGGTGTCTCCACCATAATTCCAACCCACCAACAATACCTGCGGACAATACTGCCCCAATAAGAAAATCAATCATGTTCTTATTTTAGCACTGACTTGTTGTCATTGCTTTTTAGAAGCAGATGGTACGAGGCTGAGGGCCGTAGGTCTAACCTTGTTACCTCATTCGCTCCTCAAGGCTTTCAACGGCTTGAGAACCTCGTAACTCACTTCAAAGGGTGAACCGCCTCAATGAGCGACTGAACCTCAGCGAAAGTTCCGACATAGATATTATCCATATCAACATCAAACCCGCAGTCGTTCCGCCCTGAGATGGCACGAATACGCTCACCATCAAAGAGGTCGTTCACGAACTCCTGTGCCTTGTTGACACTACGGAAGGAACGGAAAATGTTGCCCCCCGTGTACCGAGCGTCTTGCTCTCTGTGATATGCGACCACGATGTTCATAACCATTACACTACCACCTGACGCTTACAATGTCAAGCCAATCAAACAAATCCAACCGTAACATAAGTCACAAACAAATCCAACCAAAACACTTGACAACACCACACATACACGATAGACTAA